CTTCGACCACCTGCCCCCCAAGGCCGTGCAGGCCAAGATGCAGACCGCCGCCCGCAAGCTGCGGGAGCGGGACATCCAGGCGGAGCGAGGGCGGCGTGTGGCGGCGTCGGTGGTCGAAGTGTGCGTCGCCTGCACAGGCCGAGGGTGCATGAGGTGCTTCGTCGCGTTCGGACATCCAGGGGTGTGCGGCTCCTGCTCCGACTGTGACGGGCGAGGCTGGCGGGTCCGGGATGGCGGCCGATGAGCGGCGACGGCCTGCGTTGCGGTCGTTGCGCCTGCGACCACCACCCTGTGGAGGACTGCGTGCAGGCGACCGCCCCGACCCCGGAGGCGGTGGATCGTGCCGCGGCGTGGTGCGTCGCCGAAGGGCTACATGTCAGCGTCCGAACGTGGGAGTTTCTCGCCGCCTACGCCGCCCAGTCGGAAGCCGAGGTCACCCGCCTGGAGGCCGAACGCCTCGACCTGTGCCGTGACGTGCAGCTCGGGCGGGATCTGACCGACGAGGTGACTGGGCGGCTGTACGTGGCGGCCGAGGCGTTGCGGGAGGCGAAGGCGGCGCTGCAGCTTTGCCTGGGCGAATCCCACCTGTGCACAGACCACAACCCCTCTTGTCGTGTCTGTGTGCAGCGCGCCGCCCTGGCCCGCATCGAGGAGGAATCTTGAAGCTCAGGATCGCACGTGACCTGCCTGCGCCGCCCGAACTGACACCGGAACTGCTGGCCCGGATCCGCGAGGAGTCGGCGGTGGCCGAAGCGCCGGATGGGTATGAACGTTCCACTGTCTTTGAATCAATTTCTTGTGAATCATCCTGCACATGAATATGAAATTCATGTGCTTGGAATCGCATCAGACTATTGTGTCAAAGATAATATCAAAGGTTGGCTTGATCGTGGTTATAAAGTGACTGTAATTAGAAACTTGACTGCGGGTATTGAGCGAACTATTGATGAAGTCCGTGAACAAGAAGGTTGGGATTTCGATATCGTTGACTATGAAACAAGCTAATAATTTATGATATAATGAATTAATAAAGGTTGCTATGTTAAAAGAAACACGCAGAGATCGCTATGACAGCAAGTTAAGTGTTGCAAAGAAGTATCCTATTCATGTAGCGAGTGTCTCATTTATGCATGATGGAAACCTTGGGTACCTGATTCGTGCAGCTGCATGTTTTGGTGCAAAGTCAATGTTTGTCATTGGTAAGCTTCCACCAAGAAAGATATTAAATCCACTCTCAGGAAGCACATATGATTATGTCGACATTACACAGTTCTCGAATCCAAGTAAATTCTTGAATCACATGCGTGAGCAAGGTATCAAGCTTGTCTGTGCTGAATTGACTGACGACGCAGTCTCTTTAGATGAATACAAATTTGACTTTGATTCACCAATTTGCATTGTGACAGGTCATGAAGAAACTGGAGTTCCAGTTGAGTTGATCATGAATAGTGATGTAGTTTACATTGACATGCCAGGTGTTGGGCATTGCCTAAATACAGCACAAACTGCAAATATTATGTTATATGAAGCCGCTAAACAATATGAGGAGAGGCATGGCAGGAATAGTTAACTGGCTACCAGGAGAAAAGTGGATGTACTGGAAGTTTAAGCGCCCTGCGGCATGTAGTACAATAATGGTGATGCATGATGGTGAAGTGTTACTAATGAAGCGCACTACAAAGTCACGAGCTGAACCTGGTCGATGGGCATTCCCGGGTGGTTTCTTAGAAACAGATAAAGAGACACTTGAACAGTGTGCATTAAGAGAGCTAGAAGAAGAGACTAGTCTAAGACAATTTGCAGAAAGTGATCTTAACTTGCTAACAGTAAACTCTGAACCAGGAACAGACCCAAGAGCACATGTTGTCAATGCTGTTTGGATCATTGAATTACCAACAGACAAACCAAAGCCATTAGTGACAGCTAGTGATGATGTCACTGATTCAATGTGGATGAAAATAGAAGAATATGCTAGCAAATCGCAAGCATTCAAACAAGAGAAACTCGCACAAAAGTATATAGATTGGAAAAAATAAAAAACGAACCTGAAAAGAATGATTATTGGCGCTATCAATCAAAGGATGGTAAGCAAGACTACATAGTAAAGGTGACAAAAGTAGTTGGTGATAGAGTTAGAGGGTGTCCTGTAAAAAAGATAACACATTGTGTTCCAATGATGTTCCTTGTGACTATTGGTTGGACAATATTTTCTGAGCCTGACTTATGGACACAGGTCACATGGCCTGACTTGAAACCGGTCACTGTCTTTCATAAGCTTGACAAAGGTTTGAAGAATGGGCGACCGTGATCGTATAATACTTTTTGTTGGCGGAACATGGGATAATAATGGTGGGCGCCAATCAAAGATCACTTCTGACATTTTACTTGGTATTCATGAAGCATACTACAAGATAGCAAATATTCATGTACATAATGGTGGCATGCTTAGTAATCTTGAGCGAATATTAAATAGCATACCGGCTTTTGACATTGTCATCTGGATGCCGAATATCTCAAACGATGTTGAAGAAAAATTCATTCATAGAATCAAGCAAGAGAATAAAAAATGCATACTTGTCTCTTCGAAACGCAACATAGAAAATGAATATCCATTTGAAGAGATTGTAAATCATGCTCTTAAAAGAAAAAGCAATTTGATTCTTGAGTTTTCAAAGCATAATGATATATACGAAGGTAGAATTTTTGACCCACTAGGAAACATGTTCCTAGACTATGAAAATGACTTTACAACAGTTGGTGCCGTAATGACGAATCGAGCACTTCAACTAGCAAAGTTTACACGTGTTGCTAGCACAAGCTTGACTGCTAAGAATGCCGGTGTTCCAAATGATAAAGCGTTCTTTGAGATTGTTAAAAAATCTGCAACTGTCTTTGACAAGTTAATGCATCAACCAGCAAATCCATCTCGTTTTTTGGGAAATGCTTCATTTAGATGTCAACGTGGTTTCCCATCATTTAGAGATGATAATAACAATGCAATAATTTATGTATCCAGACGAAATGTAGATAAGAAATTCATATCCAAAGAAGCATTTGTTCCTGTTGTATCACAGGATACTCATGGTGTCATTTATTTTTATTATGGTGATCACAAACCATCAGTCGACACCCCCATACAAAGATCTCTATATCTCTTGTTCCCAAGAGTGAATTACATGATTCATGGTCACGCATATGTCGATAATGCACCATTCACAGACGAGGTGGTTCCATGTGGTGCAATAGAGGAGATAACAGAGATTAGTCGTGTGTTTAATAACATTGACCAAACAAACTTTGCTATAAACTTACTTGGTCATGGGTCAATTGTACTAGCAAGCGATCTTAAATTTTTCAATGAAATCACATATAGTGCGCGACCATTTCCAGAACAGCATTTTGTGTGAAACATTTTAACTTTGAATGATATAATTTATTTATAAAGTTTTTTCAGAGTCGACTAAATGGAAGGTTGCGGCACTCTGAATGCTGAAGAAATTAACGCGGGTGGGAAGGCCTGGTGGTCTCGCTAGTCTCATAAACTAGTAAGTCAAGTTCAATTCTTGGACCCGCTACCAAGAAATATAAAATGAAAGAACATGATTCAAACCAGACACTACTTAGACAACCTTATAGTGTTGATTCGAAAGTAGCAAGAATCGCAAGAGAAGCTATAAAGAAAGCACTTAATGAAGCAACTAAGCATAGCTGTCCTAATTGTAAATGTTTTTTAATTTTAAAATGATTAATTTGGCGCTATAGCTCAACTGGCTAGAGCCGGTGTCTCATACGCACTGTGATGTGGTAGTTCAAGTCTACCTAGCGCTACCAAGGAATAAGGAAAGAAAATGAGTTTTGAGAAGAGTGATGTTTTTCATGAGCGTGTATCTCGAGAATTATTTGACCAAGCATATGTGTTAGCAAGAGAGCGGTATCCTGCAGCTGCTGAAACATTAGTTAGACGAACAGCACTTGAACTACTTAAATCTGCAACATCATTAGCATATGCGCGCAATGGATATTTTGGCACAGGAAAATAAATGATAAATAAACTTCCAACGCTTTATGCAAAAGCAAGCACTGGAAAAATTAAACAATGGCGAATTTGGACTGAAGGAAACATGCTTCACACAGAGCATGGGTATCTTGATGGCTCTTTACAACAGCCTGCACCTAAGGTAATCAAAGGTAAGAATACTGGTAAAAGTAATGAGACAACCCCTGAAGAGCAAGCAATTAAGCAAGCAACTTCGAAATGGACTCGGCAAACTGAAAAAGGGTATGTTGAAGATCCAGAAGCAATTGAAGAGAAGAGTGAAGTTGAATTCTTCAAACCAATGCTTGCCAAGAATGCACTTAAACAGAAACATAAGATTGAATATCCTTGCACTGTCCAACCAAAACTTGATGGCGTCCGATGTTTGGCTCGAAAGAAAGATGGTGACGTCACCCTTTGGTCTAGAGCGGGAAAGCTTTTTGATGTAAATATCTTAAGGGAGCTTGTTGAAGATCTAGCAATTGTTCTAGGGGAAGGGCAGGTTGTAGATGGAGAATTATTTCATCCAGAATGGAACTTTCAACAAATTACACGGACATATAAGAAGCGCCGTGATGTAGAGACTGAAGAGCATAAGTGCACAGCTGATTTACAATATTGGATATATGATGTCCCAAGTGCACTTTCAACAGCACAACGACTTTTCCGCCTAAGTGCACTTGGGACCACATGTAGAGTTCGCAAAGTCTATGATAGGTTGTGTGGTTCATGGGAAAATATTTGTAAATGGGAAAAGATATTTTTAGCACAAGGCTATGAAGGGCTTATTATCAGAAATCTTGAGGGTGCTTATAAATATGATGGTCGCTCTTCAGATCTGCTTAAACTTAAGCAGTTCATTGACGAAGAGTACAAGATTATTGGTGGTAAAGAAGCAATAGGTGATGACACTGGAACAGTTGTATTTACATGTGTAACACCGGAAGGTTTTGAATTTAATGTTCGTCCTATGGGAACAAGAGAGTTACGTGCAGAATACTGGCAGAACTTGAATAGTTACATTGGAAAGCAACTTACAGTCAAGTTCTTTGAAAAAAGTGAAGATGGCGTACCAAGATTTCCAGTTGGAAAGACAATAAGAGAAAATGGAGAATAGATAATGGGATACATGGGATTAAATCATTGGGTAGAAAGTGATGGTGCTGCAGATTTTAGATACGCCCTCATCCAGAGCATGCTTAAAATGTGCAAAGATGAAGCCGTACGCAAGACAAATGAGTATAATACAGATGGGTGTATTAATGTGGCTTTACTTCTTGAAGACGGCACATTTGATTTCCTCGAGGGATATGATTTTGAGAAATTTGGACCAGTGTTTGATGAAACTAATGATCAATTAGAACGTAAGATAGAAGATGGTGAAGAGTATATACTTGCTTGTACAGGATTTAATGCTGCACCTATAATGAGTACTGATAGTGCTTGTGAGCAATTAGAAAATTTGAAGCGTTTAAAGAGTTCTGTTGAAGAATTCTTGAAAGAAAAGAACGCAAAAGATTATTATGACTACGAAGAAATGGAAGTAGTTGATGAGAAAGTGGATTAGAAATAAATAAGACAACGTGGCTCGAATGATTAAGGCGCAGGATTGCAAATCCTGTTTTTTTGCTGGTTTGAATCCAGCCGTTGTCTCCAAATGAAAGGAAATAAATATGGGTCGGCATGTACCAAGAGGGCGAGGAGCACTTGCAATGCACCTGAGGTCGGTTTGATTCCGACTCGATCCACCCCAATAATATCATAGGTTTATGCGACACTGTAATAATTGTAAATCAGATAATCTTAAAATAGATGATCATATTATATGGTGTTTAGAATGTGGCGAGCCACACGCTAGACCCGGTTTTACAACGCAATCAGAACATATTCTTTATGAGTCAAAAAAACAAGATTGTAATGACAAGACATATTTTGAAGGAGTATGGGATGTCAGGTGGTGGATACATCAAAACGGCAAACCAGGTTTTAGTTACTACCACTGTGACATATGTGGTGGGTATCATTTGACAAGCAGATATATAGAGGAGATAGATGAGTAAATTATTAATAACAGTAGTGACATTGATTCTAATGTCATGTGGGCCGATCACAGGAACAACTGCTCCCAAAGGTGTAGCAACGAATGTTGATTGTTGCACACTTAGTAGCCATAATGAATGCAAGCTTTATGAAGTAGTTGGTAGTAGTGAGATAAAGAAAATTTGTAAGCATGAAAGTGTATGGAGTATTCCCTGTATCAAAGTGCTAAAAAGTAAAGAGTCTGGTAAGTTGTTTTGTCATGACAATACCAGAATTGAAATGTGTTTTGAGTGTGAATGATACAATACGGTAAATTCAAATATCATAGTAAATGTCCTGGGCATGGGAGCTGGTGTGGTATATGTTGTGAGCCTATATCAAAGCGAGATGGTCGCTCTAAAGCGCGCCAAACAAATCGTATCAAGCTTCTAAAGTTGTTGAAACATTTTAATTTTGAATGATATAATGTATATAGAATGAAAAAAGAATTAGACGAAAAACTTGTTAAAGCGTTCCCACTATTATATGCAGATCGTTTTACGTCAATGCGAAAAACATGTATGTGTTGGGGTTTTGATTGTGATGATGGTTGGTTTGATATTATATGGGCCCTTTCAGAGAAACTAGAAGCACTCATCAGAGAGTTTACCATAGAGAATCTTGATGTGTGTTCATGTTACCATAAGCGTAATGAACACACAAATAGTGGATGTGTAAATATTATTTGTTCTAAGTTTAGTAGTGATCAAGAATTCAAATGTGAATGTAAGCAATTCAATGTTTATCACCCAAAAGCGAGTCAAGTAAAAGAAAAATATGGAACACTTCGCTTTTATATGACATCTGAGACAGATGAGATGTCAGAAGAGATACTTCTTGCAGAGCAAGAATCAGAAGTAACATGTGAAAATTGTAGTGCTATAGGTGTGATAATGTCAACAGGCGGGGGTCGGGGATCGGGGTGGTTTAAAACTCTTTGTAATAAATGTGCATCGACTGGTGTATACAAGAAGCAACAATACGCAGAATTAAAATAAAAACTTACCCAACTATATTAGGGCCACAAAAAGCACCCAATAAACATTGTATAGCTTTTGACAAATTAGATGGAAGCAACTTACGCTTTGAATGGTCACGAAAACGTGGGTGGTATAAGTTTGGAACACGTAGGCGCTTATTCGATGCTTCTGATCCAGACTTTGGTGAAGCAATCTCTATCTTCGAGAACACATTTGCTGAAAGTGTGCAGAAAATAATTGGAAAGCACAAGAAATATAGAAGCACACAAAGTATTACGGCGTTTTGTGAATTCTTTGGAAGGAATTCATTTGCAGGATATCATGATCCAGAAGATGAAAAGAAACTGGTGCTCTTTGATGTGTGTATACATAAGCATGGGATCATTGGACCTAAAGAGTTTATTCAGCTATTTGGTAGCTTAGATATACCAGAAGTGATTTACACAGGCAACTTGAACAAATCATTCATTGAAGATATGTTGGATGGGAAATACCCTGTCACTCATGAAGGTGTTGTATGTAAGGGTGGACATGGTCATGATCTGTGGATGCGTAAAGTAAAGACAAGAGCATGGTTGAATAGGTTGAAAGGAGAATTACCTGATGAGTATGATGAACTCAAATGATGAAATAAAAGGTGCCTGCTGTGTAATACAAAATAGCGCAGGTAAATACCTGTTACAAATGCGTGATGATAATGAGGGAATATTCAATCCACTCAAATGGTCATTCTTTGGTGGCGCGACCGAAGGTCACGATCCAGAGCTTACAATGATCATTGAGTTAGATGAAGAACTAGATATACACATATATCGTGATGATATCACATTTCTATACACAGATGTTGTCAATGGTTCTTTAGCGAGTTTTTTCAAATTGAATCGCACAATTGAATGGTTGTCTTTTAATTTACATGAGGGTGCTGGTGCAGGATTTTTCACAGTAGATGAAGCATTGAAAATTGATTGTGCAGAACATACAAGAAAGTATTTTCAGAAACTAAAAGAAGAAAATAGTGACACTTGATAGAGCATTAGACATCACTGGGGTCATACTTGTAATGATATCATTACTTTATGGCATCAGTTCTGCATGCTCGTAAGAAGATATAATATGAATCTAGATTATTTAATAGATCTAACTTTAGGCGGAGCTGTTGCAATATTGCTTATAATATTCCTTGCTGTGGGTGTCAAAAGTTGTACTGATAGTTATATGTGTAAGGGATTAGCCGGTGGTAAGGCACCATTCAGTGAACTGCTTGTCAAGAATGACAAATGCTTCAAGTATGATGGTACGGATTATAAATTTATTGGTGTGATAGAATGAAAAAAGTTATTCTAGAATCACCATATGCTGGTGATGTAAAGGTGAATATAGCATATGCCAGGCAATGCATGAGAGACTCATTATTACGTGATGAGGCACCGATTGCATCACACTTGCTTTATACACAACCTGGTATCTTAGATGATAATATTCCAGAAGAGCGTATTCTTGGAATTGATGCAGGTCTTTTGTGGGGTGATGAAGCAGAACTATCCGTTATCTATACTGACTTGGGAATTTCAAGAGGCATGGAGTATGGAATTGAACGTGCTAAGAAAATTGGTCGACCAGTTGAATATAGAAAATTATGGAATTTAGATGAAAAGTAATAAAGCTAAGATAATCATGAAGCCATGGGGTTATGAAGAAATCTGGGCACATACAGATGAATATGTAGGCAAGATACTTTTTATAGCGCCTGGGCAAAGCCTGTCTAAGCAATATCATGAAAAGAAAGAAGAGACACTACGAATACTATCAGGAAAACCAACAATATTAATTTGGGATGATATGTACACGGATATCCGTGTACATATCATGTAATATAATGTACATAGAGATTTTGATGAGCCGCAGCGGCATAGAGTGGAGTGTTCGTAACTGCCGCAACACTAGGAAGCACAACCAAGATCTCTTTATGGGCCGGTAGCTCAGTTGGTAGTTCAAGCGCCGCAGTGAAGCCGCGGAGGTCGTAGGTTCAATTCCTACCCGGCCCACCTTTGAGATGGAGAGCAACTAGATGACTAGACGTGAATTTTTAAAAGAAGTAAAGTGGTGGATAAGAGATATCATCGATGACGCAGAGTGGGCAGTGAGCAATAATCCAACTAGTGCGTCAGTGATTGGTGTAGGCATGTTGATTTTGCTCATGTTTGCTATCACCATGTGTTAAATATTGAGCTCATCGTTCGAAATCCGTGCTCCCAATTAAATTTTTGTATATATAATGCATGAAGAAGTGCACATTATGTAAACGAAAGTTCAAGACAAATCGTGGAGTTGCGATGCATAGAACGTTCGCACACACTAATAAAAGAAACGTATCAGGAAAGAACAACCCAAATTTTGGTAAGAAGGGAAGTAACCAGTTCACAAATCTTGTATGGGATAAGGTTCCATGGAAGAAGCTAAGCTTTGGTAAGAAACGACAAAGAGTTCTTAAAGAAGCAGGTTATGCATGTTCACAATGTGGATTCAATAAACGAAGAGCTGGTGGAAACATCATCCTCCAGCTTGATCATATTGATGGAAACAATAAGAATAATGCAAGAAAAAACCTCAGAATCTTGTGCCCAAATTGTCATTCATTGACACCAAAGTACAAGAATTGGAAAGTGATAATATAATGAAACATAGATATTACATTGGGAATGTTGACAAGATACTTGGAAAGTATCCAACGTTTAAAGACATGTCGCGACTCAGCAAGCTAACTGAATCATTGTATGATGAAGGTTGGTTGATGAAGAAGTAACTGAAGCAGCAGAATTACGTAGAGAGAGCTTACCTGAAAGATTTAGAAAACGTGTGACTTGATGAATATAGTCTTCTTGGGACCACCAGGGGCCGGTAAAGGAACACAAGCTCAACTGCTTTCGAAGCGCTTGAATATTCCACACGTATCGACCGGTGAGATACTAAGAGAGTATTCACAAGAAGATACAGATTTGGGAAAAGAGATAAAGTCAAAGATTGACAATGGCTTGCTGATCTCTAATGAGACGTTAATCAAGATTGTCTCTGATAGATTATCTAGAAGTGATTGTAATGAAGGCGTCATACTTGATGGCTATCCTAGAAGATTGCAACAAGCAGTTGATCTTGATTCGATTATAAACATCGATGTAGTTGTCAAGATAGATCTAGAACATGATGCAATTGTAGAGCGCCTATTATCTAGAAAAGTTTGTGTTACCTGTAAGCAGTCACACTGTACAAGTGATGATATTTGTGAATGTGGAGGGAGCTTAAGCAAGCGTGTTGATGACAATGAAACAGCAATATTAGCGCGCATCAAAGGATATGTTGATAACATTGCACCAATTACAGAATACTATATTGATGGAGAGCACGCATTGATTTATTTAGAGAATAATAGAACAATAGAAGATACTGAATGTGAATTATGGGTGCAATTAGAAAGTTGCATATATACATAGAATATGCCGGAGTGATGGAATTGGTAGTCATACCAGCCTTAGAAGCTGGTGTCCGTTATGGGCGTCGGGGTTCGAATCCCCGCTCCGGTACTAAAAGTAAATAAAGTGAAACAAGCATCAAAATGATGATATAATTATCATAGATAAAAAAGGAGAAAATTAATAACCGCTCGAATAATGAAACAGAGATGAGAACCAACTAAGGTCAAATATCTATTTAATATTATTGTATAGATTAATCTCTAGAGACAACCCTCATTGGAGAGACGTTGCTCATAATTTCGGAAAATGCACTGGATTAATAGAAAGTATTAATTAGTATGACGTTTATAGCGTGAAACAGTTAGCAGTGTCAAAGTATCATTTATTATAAAGTTCCTTTGAAGAACTTGAATATAATAGCTATACGTATAAGAGAATATAAATAGAATATGAAATGAGAAGAGTTAAAAGTAGATATGAAATACACACATGTGTTAATTTGAAAATCTGTTATGGCTCACAAAGTGTGATTGGGCGGATATCCCACCGAAGCGGTTATTAATCTTCACTAAGAAGAAACTAAAAAAGAGAACAAAGAGAAAAGAAATGAACGTCAATGAAATTAAAAGTGAAATCCTTGGAGTCGGCTCCATGGAAGATATCAAATCAATCCGTAATACAGTCAATGCGCGCTTCAAAGAGCTTAGCAAGCAACGTAAATTTGACTTTCGAGTTGGTGACAAGGTATCATTTAAGACACGAAAAGGACTTACAATCACAGGTAAGGTGACCAAGATTATGCAAAAAAATATCAAAGTTGAAGAGTTGCCAGGTGTTACTTGGCGAGTTGCGCCTTCTCTTCTAGAGCACTCTGCATAATTTAACTATATGTGGAGGCGTGGTGTAATGGTAACATTCCGACCTCCAAATTCGGCGCTGAGGGTTCGATTCCTTCCGCTTCTGCTTTATATAAAGAGTACATATGAATGATATAAAACCAAGTGTGTGGTGCTTCTCGATGACTACACTGTTAATACTTATTGCAGGAGTTGCTGTATTCACTGACTTAGTGGCACAAGATAATATAGCAGGCGTGTTAATGCTCACTTCATTAAGTGCAGCAAGCACGTTGTTTGCTGGTATTGGATTTGCAATGGATGGTGATTAATGGAACCAGATAAAGCATATAATTACGCATATTTTTTCTCACTTGGAACGAAGGTTGTCTGGTCTGGTGAAAGTAAAGAATCACTAGTAAATCGAAGATCAACACACTGGTCAGATGAAGAAAAAGAAGATTTGATATCATTTTTTGAGTGGTCAAAACCCGGCTCATTCTTCGAAGCAGATCATGGTATGGTATTAAAAATGTATGAACCAGGTAGTGAATAATATATAAACTATTGCGTGTATGATGTCAATGGTAGCATGGGAGGTTTCCAACCTTTTCGTCTCGGTTCGAATCCGGGTACCCGCGCTAAGCGTGTATGGTGTTTAATGGTAGCATCTTTGATTGCCGATCAAAAGGTAGTGGGTTCAAATCCCCTTACACGCTATTTTATATAAAGTGTACACTTTATATAAAATAACAAATAAACTTAATGGTAAAATTTACATAGGCGCTCATAAAACTAATAATTTAAATGATGATTATATGGGTTCAGGAAAGCATATAACACGTGCAATAAAAAAATATGGAATACACATGCAAAAAATCAACATCAACAAGGTAAGAAAAATTCACAATATGGTACGTGTTGGATCTTTAACACAAACTTAAGAGAGTCAAAAAGAATTAAAAAAAATAAACTTAATCATTGGTTAGCATTAGGTTGGGTACAAGGTAGAAAAATTAAATGGGACAAATAAAACAATGAAAACGCTTATTTTACTAGCAACTTTATTGATTTCAGCATGCTATATCCCTAGTGGGTATGGTGTTGTTCGTAGTGTTCGTGTCTTACATGGTGTAGACTATTGTCCACATGGAACAAGAATGGTTGTCAAAGACAAGGGCGCTATAATTTACTGTTGTGAACCAAAAGAGAAGAAGAAAGAAGTCAAATGTGAATTTGAGAGAAAATAATGACAGATAAAAAAATAACAATAACTAGTGATGGTGAATATTATGGCATATTTATTAATGGAAAATGTGTTTATCAGCACGACTATCTTCATCCATTTGAATTGCTTAATATTCTTAATATTAAATATGACTATAAGATAATAGATGACAATTGGTTTGGTTAGCTTGCTACAGATAAATTTGATGGTCTTCCAAAAAATTTAGATGAAATTGTCTTTGAAGGTGAATGGGAAGATCATGAAGATAATCCTAACAATAAATAAGGGTCGTGATGGTCGGACAGCGTGTAGAAGGCTGGTAGGAGCACCTCGTAGTCTCTGTGTTCAAGTCACAGGCGATCCACCAAACAAGCTATTATCAAGTGAAACATTGATTGAATCAATGATATAATTTATCAATCAATCAAAGGAATAAATAAATGAAATTTTCAGATGCAATTGTAGGTTGCTTATACCGAGCTAAGCGTTCACCAAATTATTATGATGTCAAACTTGATTGTGATAATACAGTGGCGCAACTTTCAAAGGGAACTATTCTTGAATGTATAAGCATAGATAATAAAGCATGGGGTCGTTTTACAAAATATAAAATAGTAGAAATGCCTGTGCTTAATCAATTTTCTTGTACTAAGTTAAAGGTTGGTTCAATAGTAAAGGTAACAACACATACCTGCTTAGAGCTTATTGATGATACATATAATGGCTTGTCACCTAGACAACGAAAAGTAGCTAGTCTTCAAGCAGAAATTAATAACGATGAGAAAAGAGCAGCAGCTCTTGTAGAAGAAGCTACAAAGTTGGCATCTGTGATTAAAGAGAAGACTTTGAGAGTTAATTCACTTAATGAATTCGACTCTGATGAAGCTGAGCTTGCACATACGCTAGCTGAGATGTTTAAGTCTGGTGGTGATGAAGAAAAGATTCTTGAGCTTCTTTTGAAACGTGGTGCAACAAATAAGCTATGAAAAAACATGAAAAGTGCATAAAGCTCGAGCATCCAAACCTGATGCCAGGGTGGGGTTGTTGTGCATGTAATACTTATAATGGTAACCAGAGGATAAATTGTAAGATGCCAGCTTGTAAACATCAAAGATGTGATATTGATTCCGGAATTGTTGAGCAGTATAAAAAACAACTTAATTGATTTTTTGGTGTACAAACAAAGTCTTGATGTTATTATAGTAAGGTCATCACAATAAAGGGTTTGATCATTAACAATACAGTTTAAAAATTTGTAGGGCCGGAGCATCTTGGGTTATCTTTATAACGACACTCCCATAACGCACTTACTTGCCCTCAATTATTATATGGGCCGAAGAAATTTGGTTATCTAGTTTGATGGGACTACGTCCTAGTGGTTCGATTCCACAGACAATTTTCACTATTTGCCCATACGTTTCTTAAATTTGGGGCCGAAGAGGCACGGTTATCATAAACAACCAACTTTGGGACGCTGGTTCGAATCCAGCTATGAATTGTTGACTTATAGTTATAACAGTTCATGTAGCTCAGTGGCAGAGCAAAAGTCATATTATCCCGAGTTTCATAAACTTGCCCCAATCTTTCTGTCGTCTTGAGCGAGCGACTTAAAATAATTTATGCTCTTATTGCTGCCTGGCCGGGTAGATCTAAGTTCAAATCTTAGAACAGCATCTAAGTGGGCCGGAGATTATCGGTTATCTTTTTGAATGGAAAAAGTGGGGTTCGATTCCTCCTTGGGCTGTGGAGCCAAACTACTCGATGTCATAACTTGACCACTTTTTGATTTTGAAGGAAGGGAGATTTAAAATGAGCACATCACATCTTAAAAGTTTTAGCACAAAAAGAACATCTCAGTCACAACCAATTCCTGGTCGTAGTGACATGAGTAGAAATGCAGCTGGTGGTTTCTCATTTGAGATTGACGACTGGAAGCGCTTAGAAAGATTCTTGATTCTTGGCACAGAAGGTGGATCTTACTACGTGGGACAAACACAACTGACAAAAGAAAACGCAGAAGCAGTGTTACGTTGTATCAACTCTGATGGGCTGCGTACTGTTAATGCAATTGTTGATATTAGTGTCAATGGTCGAGCACCAAAAAATGACACAGCGTTGTTTGCTTTGGCACTTTGTGCAGCTGCAGATAGCTTAGAAACACGTAAGGCCGCTCTTGAAGCATTACCAAAAGTAGCCCGTATTGGCACACATCTATTCAACTTTGCAGGATTCGTTGAGCAATTCAGAGGTTGGGGTCGTGCGCTGAGAACAGCTGTTACAAACTGGTATAATGACAAAGATACTGATAGATTATCATATCAACTTGTAAAGTATCGTCAAAGAAATGGTTGGTCACATAGAGATCTATTACGGCTGGCACATCCTAAAGCCTCAACAGATGAGCACCAAGCGTTGTACAATTGGGTGACCCAAGGTAAGGCATGTGATAGTACTATTGTTGATGCGTTCAATCGTATTCAAGTAGCGACTAACAAGAATGAAGTTGTTGATCTAATTAGCAATCATAATCTACCACGAGAGTGTGTACCAACTGAGTTCTTAAATGATGCAGATGTTTGGGGCGCGCTTCTAAAGCACATGCCAATCACAGCTATGGTTCGTAATCTAGGTAAGATGACAAGCATTGGATTGTTAGATTCACTCAATGATGCTACACAGCATGTAGTCAATTCATTAGCGAATGAAGATCTCTTACGTAGGGGCAGAGTACATCCAATACAAATTTTGTCAGCACTAAAGACTTATGAAAATGGTCGAGGCATCAAGGGCAAGTTGTCATGGAATCCTGTGACTGGGATTGTTGATGCACTTGATGGTGCATTCTACAAGACATTTCAGAATGTTGAACCAACTGGTAAGAGATTCTACTTAGGTCTAGATGTATCAGGATCAATGACTTGGGGAAATATTGCAGGTATACCTGGGTTGACTCCAAGAGTTGGTACTGCAGCGATGGCGTTGATCACTGCTGCAACTGAGCAAAACTGGCATATTGCTGGATTTAGTGATGGTATGGTACCGGTGAATATCTCGCCGCGTCAAAGACTAGATGATGCAGTGCGTGCAACTGAAAAAGTTAGAATGGGTGGTACAGATTGTGCACTTCCAATGATTGACGCTTTGAAAAAGAAAGTGCCTGTTGATACATTTGTTATCTACACAGATAGTGAGACTTGGTATGGTGATGTTCACCCAACACAAGCTCTACAAGAGTATCGCCAAAAGATGGGTATCCCAGCTAAGTTGGTAGTTGTTGGCATGATAAGTAGTTATCGTACAATTGCTGATCCAAAAGATGCAGGAATGTTAGATGTTGTTGGATTTGACACAGCAACTCCAAAGATCATCTCTGATTTCTCAAGAGATTGAGTAAAGCCAAATGAAGTTAAGTGAATTAATAAAACAACTAAGGGGCATTGCTAACAAGCGTGATGATGATCCCCTAGTTGTTCTTTCGAAAGATAGTGAAGGAAATTCATTTTCGCCGTGCTATGAACCAAGTGATGGCTTATTCTATATTGCAAATACCTCATGGTATGGTGATGTATATGATGAAGAAGATCTTGAAGATTGTGAGATAGATAAAGAAGACACAGAACCTGTTGTTGTACTTTGGCCCACAAACTAGAAAGCATTTATGAAACATTTCATCAATTAATGATATAATTATTATAGATGATAAAACAGCGTGGTAATGAAGCAAGTATATGCTATCAATAACATCCGCACCAATTAAATTAAAAAACGCATTTAAAGAATCAAAAGATAAGAGATTTCACTGGCCGTTCAAAGTCAATGGTAAAAATCATATTCTTTGTATCAAGACTATAAAGAGAAATGCTAACCTATTTAGTTGTCGTATTGCTGGTTGTGATTGTGAGCGTGATGAAAATGATAAGTCAACTTACAAATGCAAATATTATTCACGTATGTCAGTCAATATCAAAAAAGATGATCTAGTATATCCATGTGGTTGTGGTAAAGCAATGTGGAGTGTGCTAGATGCGATGCTTAAACAAGCAGGGAACAACAAGGGCAAATGAGCGAAAATAAATGGAGCAGACGTGATAAAAAAAGAGAAAAAGAAAACACATATCGCTTCAAAGACTCATCATTTAGTAAGTTAAACAAGAAGAAGTCAAAAAAACGTAAGAAGAAATAACCCTTACAAAGGAAAGCATAATATTATGCTTGATGATTCTAATACATCAATCAAGACCATGGCTGTGATCAAGAATGTCAGCTTTGGCTTACGCACAAAAGGAAATATAGAACCAAAGCTTTGGTTCACCGTATGGTTGAGCGAAAAGTTTTGTTATGAGTTATCCTTTAGCAAAGATGCACTTAGGCAGTTTTTATTTAAAACGAAAGTATTAGATGTCAATGAACTTGAAAATCATCCTTGTTGGGTATACACCAATGGCACCACTGTAAGCTGGTGCGGATTATTTAAAATTCCAAATGTGTAAAAAACAAAATACTCGTAATTCATTGGGGGAGCGCATGAAGTGTTATGAAAGTGCTTCAAAGATGTTTTTGACTTTACGCACACCAATGATTATTCGTATTGATGGGCGCGCATTTCATACATTATTACGAGATGCAGAAAAACCATGGGATGCAAGTGTTCATAATGTAATGTGTGAAACAGCTAAAGCACTTTGTAAAGAGATTGCTGGTGCACAATTTGCGTACACACAAAGTGATGAAATCAGCATTCTTGTACAAGATTACAAAAACTTAAATACTCAACCATGGTTTGGTAAAAACACACAAAAGATTGCATCTGTCTCAGCAAGCATTGCAACTGCAGCATTTATTGCAAATAGATGTGCCGACCGACCAACATTTGATAGCAGGTGCTTTGTTCTTCCAAGAGAAGAAGTGACTAATTACTTCTTATGGCGTCAGCAAGATGCAACAAAAAACAGCATTCAGTCATTAGCAAGAAGCTTCTTTTCACATAAAGAGCTACAAGGGTTAAATGGTACAAAGCTTCAAGAAAAACTTCATTCAGAACACAAAATTAACTGGAATGATTGTCATATATGGCAAAAGCGTGGTACATGTATTATAAAAGATGACAATGGAGCTTGGAAGTGTGACCTTGGAATTCCTATCTTCTCACAAGACAGAGAGTATATTGAAAAATATGTCAACATCTGAACTCAATAAAGAGCAACTTGAACAAGCAATACTTGAAGTTCGTATAAAGGGTAATAATCCGAGTGCTCTAGAGCTTAAAGCAATACGTGATGTTCGTGATAGAATTAGAAAAGAGGAAGTTGCAAGAACGCTATTTGCGTATAACAAGTATGCAAAAGAATATCTTGTAGATGCAAATATAAAAAGCAAACATATTAATTCACCAATTTGGGACCAAATAAAATATGTTGTAAACAAAGACAAGTCAACTATAGCACAAATAGGAGTGGGGCTTATTTTAATTACTATGGTACTTGTACCATTTTTTGGTCTCGTATTTGAATCATGGTGGCCATTTTTAGCATTACCATTACCAGCATTGGTAATATTTGGTAAAGCAAGTACAATAAAGTTCTTTGATACCCTTAAAATAAGAAGTAAATTAGGTCAACTCGTATTAGTTGGACCTAGGTATATGATTGATGAAGTAATGCCAAGTGAGATTGACGCTGCTATGCAGGAATGGATTCTAGAAAAAGAATACGAAGAGTTAGAAAAAGCTAATCCAGAAGATATACTAGAACTATAAAGTGAAACATTTCATCAATGAATGATAAAATTATCACAGATAAGGAATAAAAATGAAAAGAATGAATTTTCCAGGTCGCAAAGAACAACGTCAGCTAGAAGCAACCGAGCGTCAAGCTGCTTATGAAGAACGTAGTTCTGATGAGCAGCTTGTAGAACTTGATAGATTATTGGGTAAAGACATCGGTGCAAAAAAAGAACGTACTAAGCTTGAAAGTGTTGCAACTATTCAGCGTTTACAAGATAAGTTTGGTGGAGTTAAAAGCAATCGCAAGAAAGATAAAAAAAGAAAAAGTAGAAAGTAATGCTTAGCAATGGCGTCAATGTAAGCGAAAGAGCATTTAGTTGGGGGTTACAAAAGTGGATTTTCAAAAAGCATATTAAACGATATGATAACTATTGTCCATATTTCTGGTTGACAATCTTTTGTATGTCTGTGGCTGCTCCTGTTGGTATTTTTAGACTTATAGCATTTCCGTTTAGCAAACTTGCCAACCTTGTTGTTACATTTATTGATATTGATAACAGAAATGTTACAAGTGTAAATCAATGGCTTGATAGAGCATCAAATGTTGAGATGTATGATTTATACATGTTGATGTGGCGATCTCATGTGGCGTTCTATGGTAGGTACGAGTATGAAAGATATTATTCGTTCTACTATAGTTGTTGGGTTGAGTGGAAGTCAAGGCTTGATAATGACATTTCTATTGATGAGCATGTCAAACAGTATGTTCAAGAATGGAATGAGGCACAAGAAAAACGAAGAATAGCAATAGAGAAGTCAAGTGAGCGAAAAGAAAGAAACTTCATTCGAATGAATAATTTGTTTAATACTATTATCAGGTTTACAAAGCCAATAGCTAAATTCAGCTTGGTGGTTTTATCTGGTGTAGTAGGGTGGGTGCTTGGAACACTAATAATGTTTATAATTGTTAATATTACATTAGATACTGCCATGTTAATTTTGGCATGCGCTGGTGCCATTACAATTGGTGTCGGTGTTATACTAGGTTCAGAAATATTAATTGGGAGTAATTTCATTGAGCGACTTGGTAAGCGTGTAAGTGATGTATTCACTTTCTTTGGAAGTTATATTAAAGCAGCGAAAGAGAATTATTGTCCAAAGATCAACTGGACTGATTAATTATTAATGCCCATGTAGCTCAGCGGAATTAGAGCACTCGGCTACGAACCGAGGTTGTCGCGCGTTCAAATCGTGCCATGGGTACTATAAATGTGAAACATATTTCTTCATTGGTATATAATAATAAACTAGGAGAAATTTAATGAATAGTAACTTTGTAAACACTAAGACAATTGGCAAATGCAGTATTTGTGGTGGGAATGTCACTGTGCCACAAATGTGGTGGGGGATTATAGCGCCAACACCGACATGTGAAGAGTGTGGTGCAATAAAAGATAATGACTTACCAGTGGTAAAAATGAAGAAAGCACCAAAAACTTGGACATCAGATAAAATTATTATATCGGACAATACAAATGAGTAAAGCAGGAAAAAGACGAGCACAACAAAATAAGCTGAAGACTCGAACTAAAAATCAAATTCGTAAAACAGCATATGAATCAATGGCTGGCGGAAAAGAATCAAGATCTGCAAAGCGCTCAAGATTAAAAGCACGGCGGTCACAGGGTGTAAAGACAAATAATCATCAAGCAGGTGAAGGGCCAGCATGTGCAAATGTTGGATGTAAGCGTTGCTTCCCACACCTAAATAAACCAAGAGTATCATGAGCAAAAAGAAAAGACAACACAAAATAATAAATGTTGTTGATGTTGAAAGCACATGTTGGGAACGTGGTCAGGGGGGCGGTCAAGTAAGTGAGATTATTGAAATAGGGATTTGCTGTCTACATTTAGATGATTTCGAAATCACTGATAAGAAAAGCATCTTAGTGAAGCCAATCAAGTCAACAGTAAGCAAATTCTGTACAGAGTTAACTACATTGACACCTAAGATGATTACTGGATCAGGCATTAGCATGCTTAAGGCGATTGATATCTTGAAACAAGAATATTTTACTAAAAATAGAATGTGGGCAAGCTGGGGTGACTATGATCGTAAGATGTTTGAGGGAACACAAAAGATCTATCCATTCAAAGATTCACTTTACCCATTTGGGCCGCGCCACTTGAATGTGAAATCATTGTTTGCATTGCTTTGCAACAATGGTCAAGAGTGTGGTATGCTTGGTGGATTGAAGCACTTTGATATTCCCCTTAAAGGAACACATCATAGAGGTCATGATGATGCAGAGAATATTGCAAAAGTTCTTGCTAAGGTATTAGAAACCTGTAAGCTGTAACATGCTTACATATCTATGTGACAATAAGCGACATCTAATTTGTAAACCCTATGGTGTAGGTAACTTACATAAGATGGCAAAGTCATTAAATATAAAACGTTGTTGGTATCATGCTGGTAAATTTCCACATTATGATATCCCTAAGCGGAGAATTGAAGAAATTACAAACAAATGTGTGCTCATTGGTACACGTGAATTATTGGCGATAATAAAAAATGCTACATGAAACAGAAATTATTCGTGATCAAGTTACACCAAAAGAAATAACAATAGATATTAGTTATCCTGAAGCGGCTCATAGAGCCCGCATGTTCAATGAAACAGTAAGGGGTGATGATATACGTTTTCAATATTGTGTGTCACTTGTCTTCAAAGATGGAACATCCCTTTTCTTCAAGAAAGCATTTGTAATAAAATGTGATGATTGGTTATTCATGTATCAAAGAAGCAACTATCAAATATTTGATTTTGAAAAATTGCTTAGTTACGGGCAATATAAAGTTGTAGGCATTGAGGTTATCTAAGGATGAATAATTCCTTGTAAATAGATAATCGGGAGGCCGCCGTAGGCCCCGAGAAATTCTGCGAAACATTCTATAGGGGTAAATACCTATAAAATTAAAAATCCTTTAAAGGGAGAAAACAATGGCAAGTAATATACGTATTGAAGACATTCCAACTAAGTTAGCCTATATCTATGGGGAAGGTAGCAAGAAAAAAATCAAACGACATATGTGGGATCGAATCGATGTACCAATTGATGAAGATGTTGAAGTAATTCCTGCATTTTGTACAAGTGCGACAAATAATAAATCTATTGAGACCGGCAAACATTGGGCAACAAAAGCAATTTATAAATGGGATGAAAAGGCTCAGCGAAGTATACAAGTATCGACACAGGAACCAGTTATCAAGGCTGTTGATAACAAGCCACTTGTAGGATTGAAAATTGTCAATCTTGAGACACACTCACAAGGTGGGCGGGCATATAAAGTTGTCACCAATGAAGGATTCTATTTTGACCTTAGAGAAGATGTATTATTAGACACAATTCTTAGAGTTGGAATACAACCTGGTGGTGTGCTGAACGGTGAATTTCTTTGGGCAAGAGTTGGTTCACAAATGAAACTAATTAGAGCTAATTCAGAATTACATAAAGCACTCAAAGAGACAACTATACGTGGTAAGAAAAAGAAAATCCCCAATTCAGAATTAGAAGTCGGTACGATATACAGAACAAAAAGTGGAATAACTAAGGTACTTCTTGGTTTTGTTGATACCAAAGTATATGGGAAGACACAAGAAACATATGAATATCAAAGAGGTTCATGGGCATGGGGAGTAAACAACAGATTAATAAAACCCTCAAAGTATTATTCACGTACACAAAAAAATCATGGGTTATGGCTTGAATTACACAACTCAGAAATTGATCAAAAAACTTTTGATACAAAGCTTCAATCAAGCGGAATTAATACGTGGGGCTATTCAATTTCAAAAAACCACTCATTTATTGAAAGCATAGGTAAACTTATAGTACCTACAGATGTTATACAAATAAAAAAAGAACAAGCATACACTTATATAAAAAATGCAAATGCGAAATATGCGTGTCTTCAGCTCGAGCGGTTCGAGCCACGGCGTCATGACTTTTATTCATCTTATGTAATAAATGCATCAGCGTTTTTGAATATGGTTCCAACTGGAACAGAAATGCAAACATCACAATGGTGTGATATCTTAGAAGAAAGAGTTCAAGAAGACAAAGGAAGAGAAAATGAATAAGCAAGAAACATTTGAAGTTTGGGTTGACTCAGGGCAAGTGGCATTTATTCCACAATACAGTGGTGCAAAAGAGGGATCTGGCTTTGCAAAGCCAGGTAACGGAATCGGTCTTGTCAAGGGATTGAACAATGAATATAATAGCTTTGTACGGGAAGTTGATTCAGGTAGCTGGGGTATTCGTGTAAGTCATTTCATATTACAACGTGATGACCTACCAAAACCTGTTGATGTAGACTTTGTAGGTAAAGTCAAAATTGATAACGAAGAGCAAGCATTAGTAATTTCAGATCCATGTTATATCCATGAGGGTGACTATGGTGGGTCGGGGCTTTATAATGATGCTTGTAATGCAACATACTCAACAAATACAGTAAAGCAAGCTGGAATTTATAGCATCGATGATAAGCAAGTTGCAGCATGTAGTAGTACTGGATTTGGTGATGGTGCATATGATTGCACAATTACACGTGACAATGATGGCAAGCTAGAATCAATTTGTGTAGAATTTATCACAGAAGAAGATTTTGATGAGTAACATACTCAGTTTTTAATACTTATATACGTGAAGAGCGTAAAAAAGCAACTTGGTGATGGTGGCTCTGAAAAAGACAATAGTGCCAATAATATCATATATTTAGATATACGCTTTGTTGCTAAGCGCATAGGTAGGGAAGGAAAATTTAGTTGGGCCGTGATTAATAGGAAAACTAATAAACCTTATGATAGTTGGGCTACGGCAAACCTTGAAGAGCGTGTTGCAAAAAAGATGGCACGACGATTGAACTTAGAATTCATTCACAAATTAAATTCATAATCTGAAACATTTCATTAAATAATGATATAATAAATATTATGTTCAATTTATCTGTAAAAGACCTCGTAAAGAATAAAAGAGTTTATTTTAAGTTCTATAGAGATAGAGCACTATGGTATGAAGTCCGTGAGGACAACTTTGTATTTCCGGTACCAATTGAGGATATTGGTATTGCGACTATGCTTCCTGATGACAAAGCTTTACTATACATGCGCTGGATTAGAAAGCAAGCCGCTTCAATTCAAAAGACAATAAGTGAAATGAATGACTAAGACAATACTCCTTGGTAATATGAATGAACAGGATATCAAAGTTGGAATGAAGTTGATATCCGTCAAAGGAACACCAGGAGAGATACTTTCAGTAGAAGATGGTAGAGATGGTTTAGACATTGGTATACTTTGGGAAAATGGTGCTAGATCACAAATTTGGCACCTATGGGAATTCACAAATCCTAAGATTAAAGTAATCTTAGATTAATTAAGCGCGCATAGTTTAATTGGTTAAAACCTCCGGCTGATGACCGGAAACTCGTAGTTCAAGTCTACGTGTGCGCACTAGAGATGATATGAATATATTTGAAAAATTAGATAAAGTGCTTGATGCTCCAGATTGGGCAAAAGAGAATAACAATCATGCTTTGATTTATGCATCAATCTTAGATGGAGCTAAATCAAACTTTCAACTAGAGGGACATGGGCATACGCGTGCAATCTTAAAGATTATTAGAGAGAATGGTTATCATAGAGATGAAGCATCTGAACCTGGATTTACTAAGGGATCATTGACGCATTGGAAGCGCAATAACACTAGAATTGAATTCATATTATCTAACTTTTTGGGCCCATTCACACAAATAGCAATTATTGACAGATGAGTGACAAGTTATTAACTAAAGAAAACTATAAGCTTCTACTAGATCTTCAAGATGCATTTTCGAAAAAAGCAATTGAAATAAATAATAATCCAGCATATCATCTAAGTGCTGAGCACAAAGATACCGGTATCGTATTTACTGAAGCAGATGTCTTTGTTAAACGATCTAGATCTAGAGTTCCAATTGAGTTTATTGTTGGTAAAAGTGAATTAGATATCTTTTTACTAAAGCGTCTCTCAGAATTAGAAGATAAAGGTATTGTATTTAGTGACAAATTTAAAGCCAATTTTCTGAAACATTTAGAAAACTAATGATACAATATAAATAAAGGTAAATTAATGATAGGTAAAAAGTTTCATGAACGTGAAATATTTCATGATCAAGAAAATGATTGGGTATACTCGGACAATGACGGTGATGAGTTAGCACTTTATGGCTTTCATGAGGTGTCCAATGAACATGACTTAATTGATAATGAAGATGAAAGCATCATAGATTCATTGCTTCAAGAATATAAAGACGAAAATGGCAACTAAACCTGAAAGCATTGTTAACACAATTAATAACATTTTAGGCACACTCACACTAATCTCTACACTTAATGATATTAAATCAATAGAAGAAGAGCATGGTGAAGAATTTGTAAATGATGGCTTGGTAGTCGTTGTGCAAGCTTTATTGTTGCATAATAGTGAGAACACTATTGTCTGGAACTAGTATAGTTGCATTTACTGGTTCACAAATTATTTCTAAAGAAGATAAATCTTTAATTGAATTTGTTATCTCTAACATGGTTGAACCTGATGGGTTCATCACTGGTGGTTGTATTGGGGTTGATTATTTTGTAGCCCAAATGATTACAAAATATTTTCCAGACACAAAGCATATAGCAATCCTGCCAAGTAACCTAAGTAAAGTACCAAAAGATGTACATGAATATGCTACACATATAATAAAACTTGAAAAGGGAACAACATATCGTGATAGAAATGAGGCCATGATTCGTAATGGAACTAGCCTAATTGCTTTCTGGACAGGAAAAAAAGCCTACTCAGGTACATATATGACCATGAATATAGCAAGTCGTGAGAATAAACTCAAACTCTCTGATATCTATATGATTGGGAAAAACATAGGGCTAGACCCGAAGGACTATTATGCTAGAGCATTACTTTAAAGAAATTTCAAAGGTTCCTCTTTTAACAAAAAAGCAAGAAGTTGAATTAGCAAAACGAATAGAAGCTGGTGATGAAAAAGCAAAAGAGCAAATGATCACTGCAAATCTTCGTCTTGTTGTATCTGTTGCAAAAAAGTATAAATGTAACTCATTGACACTTGATGATTTAATTCAAGAAGGTACTATAGGGCTTATTCGTGGTATTGAAAAGTTCAATTACAGATATGGCTTCAAATTAAGCACATATGTTGTTTGGTGGATTAGGCAGGGAATTACTCGTGCTATTGCTGATAAGTCAAGAACCATAAGACGACCTGTGTATGCAACGTTGTTACAAAGTAAAATAGTTAAGACTACTGATAAATTGAGATCTGTACTTGGGAGAGATCCAACACCTGAGGAAGTGAGTGGCGAAATAGATATATCAATTAGTGATTATAATAAGATAATGACTATGCCAAAAAATACTATTTCACTTGAATTGCCTATAGGTACGGAGGGTCGTGATATCATGGATATTGTTGAAGACACAAAGGCTTCTTCGCCAGAAGATACTGTTATATTCAAAGACCTAACAAGTGTAACACAAAAAGCTATAAATAAGCTATCAGAGCGTGAAGCAAATATTGTTCATATGCGATTTGGAATCAACCCAGCAGATATTGAAGATCTTGAAATCACAGATCAAGATATTGAACAAATCAAGAATAAAGTCAAATAACATTTTATCTGTATCTGAAACAAGAATTAAAAATAATATATAATTTATCTATACAGAGGAATTATATACTTTGGATAACATGTCTAAGAAACAAGATAAAACTGCAAAACAATTAAAGGCAGAGCGTAATGCACGCATGCAACGCTTAGTTAAGATCTGGAATACATTTGCAGATCGACAAATTGTACTAGCATTACGAAGTGTAAATGTATTAAGCGTGCAATGGGATAAAAGAATACCAACAGCATGTGTTGGTTTTATGCCAAAGCTTGTAAAGCCAGTATTTAAATTCAATCCAGATTTCTTTGATAGGCTGAATGATGAAGAGGTTGCATTTGTAATTGCACACGAAACTTCACATATGGTGCTTGAACATCTTGTACGACTAAAGTCAAACGAAGAATATAAAGAGAAGTGGCGCGCATTCAATGTTGCTGCAGATTGTATCATTAATGATTGGTTACATGAAGAAAACTATCCAGAAGGACCATGGTTTTATGGTAAAAAATATTTTTGTGACAATTGTAATGGATATGGGTGTGGTGACTTATTAGACATATGTAAAGGAAAGGAATGTAAAGCTTGCAAGGGCCTTGGTTGCAGAACCCTTAAAGGGTGTGATGGAATTGATTGCTCTGATAAATCGCTAAGGGAGGTGTTTAAGTGGACACTTGAGCGTTTCGAAGAGCAGGACCAAGCACCAGGTAATGATGATAGTGAGGGTGGGGAGTGTGATGGGGGTGAAGGTTGCACACATAGTAGTGGTCAAGACGGTGAGAGTGGTGAATCAACATGTCCAAATGCACATAATGGCATGGGCGGAGAAATGGTTGATGATCATGGTAACTGGAAAAACGTAGATCATGAAGCTGCCAGTGATTGGATTGACAAAAATGTATCTAAAGAGTTTAAAGACAAATTAAATGATAAAGCTGGTAATCAAACAGATGCAGAAAGTGGTGACAGTGATAGTAAAGAACAAGAAGAAGATGATGAAATTCGTACCTCTGATACTGACTCATACACTGATTCACAAATAGAATCAGGATCCGAGACAGAGAGCAAACCTGACTTTCATCAAACTGCGGATCATATTGTTGGTGCCGGCGCAATCTTTGACATTGACAAATTGTCTAATGTTAGAGCCAATTGGCGCGCCATTTTAGAAGATGGTAGAGCAAAAAAAGAAAAACAAAAGTTCACATGGCGCCGACAACCAACAGTGTTAATGGGTTATGATTCACTTTACAGGCTTCCTCATGAAGAAGGGGAGCCACAATTAAAGATCCTTGTTGCACTTGATGTTTCAGGATCAGTATCGGCTGCAGATAAAAAATTATTCTTTGCTTGTTATCGTGGGATCCCAAGAAATATGTTTGATGTAAAGACTGTTGCATTTGCAAATAGGTGTGCAGAAGTTACACTTGATAGTAAGACTAAAGAAATTAAACATGGCCATGTTGGTTATGGTACTGAGTTTAGCTCAATTTGTGACTGGATCAAAGAAAGCAATTATGATCCAGATAGGGTTGTTGTAATTACTGATGGTGGCTCATATTGGCGCTATAAAGTAAATGACCCGCAAAATTGGAACTTCGTCATTCGGTGCCCTTATTATGAGAAAAATGATGGTGCCGTTGATGTTGACAAGTTAATTAACGCATGGAATAATTCACCATGTAAAGACATTGAATGGAATAAAGCAAGATTTTTTGGCTTTACAAAGTTCGCTAAAATTCTTGGCAATGTCTGAAACATTAATAATTAATGTTATATAATATATATAACAGATTGTTTTCATTAACAAATTTAGGTAAAGAATGCAAAGATTAGATTACGACGCTACAAAAAATCTTTTAATCAAGACAGCAAAGGGCAACTTTAATGCAATTATTGTTGGTACACATGGTATTGGTAAAACATACATGGTACAAGAAATTGCACAAGAGTTAAAGCTTAACTTAGGTTATTGGAGTGCAGCAACAATGGATCCTTATATTGATCTTGTTGGTGTACCATATCCTGATAAAGATACAGGGCGACTTAAGTTTGCTCAAAGAAATGATATCTTTGACATGGAATTTTTATTCTTTGATGAACTTAATAGAGCACATCTAAAAGTTAGAAACTCTATTCTTGAATTAATTCAATTTAAACAAATCAATGGTGTCAAGCTACCTAAATTAAGAATGGTTTGGGCGGCAATCAATCCACCAACTGAAGAGTATCAAGTTGATGATTTAGATCCTGCACTTAGAGATAGATTTCATGTCCATGTTGAGTTGGCACCAACACCGAGTATTGACTTCTTGAAAACCAAGATGGAAGATGACACTGCGAATTTTGTCTATAATTGGTGGAGTCATCTTAAAGAGGAAGATAGAGAAAAAGTAACACCACGTAGATTAGAATACCTGGGAACATGTCATGATGCTGGTATTAGTGTATTAGATGCTGCTGGTGATGCAATTCCCCCTAATACTCTAGGAATATTAGATACCTATCTAAAACAAAGCAAAGTCGGTATCAAGGGTCTTGATTTTGGTGACAAACAAACAATTGCCAATAAGATGGATAAAATCATTGAGCATATCTGGACAGATTAATTATGAGCTTTAATATTGATAGCGCACTTCTTGTTGCAAGAACATTGAAGACAACAAAGATAGCAGATCCTAATTGGGTTATGAAAAATCCGCTCTGGTTTATGGCTCTCCGTACAGAAGATATTCTTGACATACATAATATCGTGTGGAAAAATAGAAAGTCAAAAACATTTGCAAAATATGCAAAGCTTTTAGCGTCGATAGAATTAGATATCTGTAAGAGACGACGTAACTCTAAAGTAGATAAAATCATATGCGGTAATTCAGATGCTAGATTGAAGTATTATCAATATATGCTGGCAATTATGTTTGTACCTGGTTTACGTACTATTGATACCGAACAGCATGGTTTACATGTTTGGAATCATAAATACTTTGCAGGAAAAGGATTTGCTGATCTATTTAATTCAATTAATACTAAAGAAGTCAAACGACATATATCACTTATCCCAACAACCAAATCAGTCATCCCAAATTTGATAAAGAAAGATATTAAATTGCTTATCACAGATAAGGCTGTTACATCAGGCAAAGCTAGCAACCCTATCAAGTTTGTATATAATAAGGGGTGGTCGACGGCTGACAGGTTAACATCTAAATATCACTATAATAATGACTGAGATAAAAGAAGACGAAATTAAATTTTATGGTGAGTGTCATAATAGTGTAAAGAATGCACACAAATATTATCTTGTATTCAAAGATAGTGAGCAAACATACAAATATAAATCTGCATATGGTAGAATACCAGGGTATGGCAGTAAGGGTACTGCACAATTCTTTAATATTCCTAGTTTGCGAGAAGCAAATACGGTAATAAGTAAAAAAAGAACAAAATATATAGAAGTATCAGAAACACCACAATGGTTACGAAAGATGGTCAATATAGTATCTGGAGATGGACCAAATATATGGGTTCAATTGCAAAAATTATTAAATAATGGATAGCGAACTGCATACATAGAACATTATGGCTAAAAAAAATATAATAACTATACAGACAGAAGATGTTGAACTTTGGCAAGTTTATAAAGAGGGTCGCTATCTAGATAGAAAAGATCTAGGTATACGTTTTTTGATACCTATTAAGCGTGATGAAAGTGGTATAGTAATGTGTAAACTTGTAAAAGTCATCAATGAGGGTGATAATGAAAAGTTGACTATTGATTATATGCGTTATGGTACATCATGTTCATTTGCAGAAGTTGACATGAAGAATGATGAAGATTGGTTAAAAGTGCTTGCTATAGAAAAGCGTATAAAACAAGATAAAGAGAAAGAAGATGAGCGACCCAAAAAGAAAAAACGTGGACGACCCAAAAAGAAAACCACTTAAAGTAGATGATGATTTTTTTGCCGATGAAGCACTTTTACTCTCTAATTATACAGAGTTAATTGAAGTATGTGATTGGGATGAAGGCTTAGCAGAGCAGCTTCTTGAAGTATCCTTTGATAAGCTTGTTGATGTTGCAAGTGTAGCAATGCTTGATGAGACAATTATTAATTCACCAGATTCAATGGAAGAATTATTGAAGTTAAATATTCAAGAAAAAATACCAGATATGACAGAAGCACAATTCAAAGCTATCAAGCAAATTGTAGTTGGGCACTTGCAAAGACATGCTAAGCAGAAGCTTGCAAGCAAGCAAAGTAATTAAATGTTTCATAGTGATATATTACTTGTTGACTTAGAAATGAGCTCAAATAACCCTAGTGTGTGTAACCCATTACAAATTGGTGCAGCTCTTCTTGATAAAGATACATTAGAAACTAAAGAAGAGTATGTAAAGCTTATCAAACCTTATACTGATGACTGGTTTGACAAGGCAGCAGCAGTCCATGGCTTTGATAGGAATTTTTTGATCAAAGCTGGATATGATCATAACTTAGTCTTTAAAGAATTTGAGTCACTATTTGATCTAAATTTCTTACGACTTTCATCATGGAATATATTTGATGTTGAAGTGATAAGAAAGTTTACACAGAGTGGTATAGGGAACACACATAAAGCTCTAGAATTATGGAGCTTTACATATCCTTATTTCGCCATAAATAATATAGAATTACCTAAAGAGCGGACACATGGATTAGACTTTGTATGTGAACACTTTGGGATAAAAAGGATCAATGCACATGATGCATTAGAAGACGTTAGAGTAGAAGCAGAAGTATTACGACGTGTAGTAAAACATTATAATTCATATAATGTGAAACATTAATAACAATGGTGTTATTATAGTAATAAGGGAAAGTAATGAATAGAGGAACATTAATACAAGTAAAGGGACTAACTTACAAAGTAACTAAAGTTGAAAATGATACAGTATGGGGATCATTTGTTGTTGATCTAGAAAAGAAAATATGCCGGCGAGGGCGCCCAAGTAAATTTTCAATAAATGATGTTACTATCATATAAATGAGATAATTATAACTATGACAAATACAAATACTTTAGAAAGAACTATTGTTAGAAATAACAAGTTTAGGCTTAACAAGCAAAAGTCAATTAAGCTTCAATATGATATGGCTGTGCGTGTAGTTGAAGAAGAAGCTCTTAAGCTTAAAGAACTCAATGGTTTGTCATATTCGTTTAATGAGATATCGAGAGACACAAAACTAGTCTTTGTAAAAGAAAGCTGGGAAAATAAGAAGAAGTTAACACATGCTATGCTTGGACCCCTTAAGGATAGAATAAAATTAGTTAATAAGCACTTTGGTATCGGAATGATTAGATCAAATCATCATGCTGATGACATTAAGCAAGAATTATCAGTCGAAGATGTGATTGATGTCAACTCCTTATCATCAAAAGAGTTTGAAGAGCTATTGTTGACAGGTGCTATAAACAAAAATGATAAAGAACAACCCACATTTTTTGTAAATGAAGAAATCATTCTTGATCTTGAAGAGTTTGAAATTGAAGATGGTGGAAAAATTGATGCCGAATCCATTGCTATCGAGACATTTTCAGATATTGATGAAAACGAAAAGCTGAATGATCAAAAATGATTTTCCAAAAATTAACTTACTAGAAATACTTCAAGCAATTAACACAAAAAAAAGAGATGACCTCAATGATTCTGAGAAAGATATCATTGAGGTCTTCGTTCCATTGTTGACACACTTATGTAATGGTCATAATATTATTTATTGGACGTCGCATCCTTGCCTAGATATCTCAGAGGAAGTGTTTAATGATCATGAATCACAGTATAATGATCACTGGCATGATATAAAATTTCACTGTTGTATCGATAATGAAAATAATTACGATCTAATCATTGAACCACAATATTCAGTTGGTCCAGCTGACTGCCTTAAAGATTTAATTGAGGTGAATACATTGGATGATGATATAGCATTTTTTGTTGGCAGTATAATAAAAGACTTGTTAGATAGTAAAGAATTTAATGCACTACATATTCCTGCTATTGGAAAGTTATCATCAACCAGTGATATTAATGAAACACTATCTCACTGGTTGACTAACTTAACAGGTAAGTATCATGATATAAAATTTACGTATAAACCTCTTGATGAAAAATCAGAAGTGATAGACATCATTGAAACAAGGCTAGAAAATTTATATGGTGAGATAGCACTTGAAGGTGGGTGGGATGAGCTCCCAACAACACCAGAAGAATTTTTTGAAACACCAAAAGACAAACAATGGTATGAAGAACATAAAGAAGAGTGTAAGCAGTATTACTATAAGTGGTTACATGGTGAAATAACGTTTAACGAAGAATGATTGACAGACCACCAAAAGGTAATGACTTTGCACCATACTTTGCACAAAGATATAAACTAAATGGTTTAGAATATAGTGTATATTGTGAAGATTGTCCAGCTTGTTGGGCTAGCGATGGTGAAATACCAGATAAACATCATGTTATAGACACTTATGATGTTATGCTATACACACAAAGTAATAACTACTGCAAGCAAATAATATATGTGTCTTGTAAGCAACAAATAAAACGAGCATAAAATAAATGATGTTCAATATTAGTAACAGTAAAATACAATCAAGTAGTGAATCAATTGCAAATTAAAATTGGTCAAGTATGGCAAGAGAACACGTATAAAGAAAGAATTCTTGTTGTAATGAATGTGAGTAAAGATAACGTATACATGTTTACTATTGACAATTTATTTACAGGAAATATATTATATACACGTGATATTGCACAAAGTTCTCTTAGAGAAAACTTTACATTAATAGCTGAAAAATATGTCATACCATATAGTGAGCTTGCATAATAAGGGAAGTTAATATGCCAGAATTAAAAATTGAACTATTTCCAAGTAAAGTATTGGTGACACCTGCAGAGATAGTCACTAGTATAACAGGAGATAATGTCACTATTGCAAGTGACATGTCAGAAACAATGTATAGAAGCAAGGGTATAGGCCTTGCTGCGAATCAAGTCAACATATTAAAGCGAATAGTAGTCGCCGATGTTGGTTATATGTTTGATGAATCAACACTACATGTCTTGTTTAATCCAGAAATAGTAGATTCACATGGTGAACTGATCGTCAAAGAAGGATGCTTGTCCTTCCCAGAGATTACTGTCAATGTGAAGCGCGCCAAAAGTGTATTCATAAAAGCACTTGATATTGATGAAAACGAAATTGAATTTGAAGCATCTGACTTGCTAGCCGTTTGCTTACAACATGAAATTGATCACATTAATGGTATAACATTCTTCGATAAAATTGGAAACCTCAGTAAAAAACTTGCTAATGACAAGCTTAAAAAAGTAAAAAAGAAGATAGCAAGAATAAGGAAAAAGAACAACAATTAAATTATAGCATATATATTATCATGCGACCACTACTGCAAAAGTACATATCACAAGTTATAGTTGAATCAATACAACCATCAAAAGGGCAAATTGACTCAGCACTTGATCTGTTACAGAAAATAGTAAAGTCATCATCAGAATTTAAGTCACATGTTTTTCTTGTAGGTGGGGCTGTTCGTGACCATGTGATGGGGAAAGAAACTAAAGATTTAGATATAGTAATTGATCTTCCTGAGGGTGGTATAAGGTTTGCAGAGTATCTTGCAAAACGACTTGGTATTTTCAAGCAAGGTTCAAACCCTGTTGTATATCCAAAATTTGGAACTGCAAAGATCGACTTACGTGGAGTAAAACATAATGATGTTGATCTAACTGGTGTAGATATAGAAGCAGTTGTAACAAGAACAGAAGTATATGAACCAGGAAGTAGAAAACCAGAAATTTCTTTTGGTACAATAAATCAAGATGTAATGCGTAGAGATTTGACAATTAATTCATTAGTCAAAGATTTAACAACAGGCAATGTTCTTGATCTAACTGGTAAAGGGTTCAATGATATAAAGAAGGGTATTATCAGAACACCAGGATCAGCAAATGCTATCCTTGAAGAAGACCCGCTCAGAATATTACGAGCAATTCGCTTTACATCACGCTATAAATATAAGCTAGACAAAGAGCTTGAACGATCAATAAAAGAGAAAGTAAGTGAACTAAAGAATATCTCTAAAGAACGCATTAGAGATGAATTTGAAAAAATGATTGTTAACGAAAATGCTCCGCATGCTATCAAGTTGCTAGTTGATAATAATTTAATGGAGTTCATTATTCCAGAATATGCTCCAGATGATATCATTAATAAACTTTTAAAGAAGCAAGATGGTAAGTTGTCATTTACAGAAATGTTAATAATCATGCTACATAACTTAGATCCAGAAGTCATTGATGCCAGCTTAAGAACTTTAAAGGTAAAAAATGACATCATAAAACATGTCAAAACAATAATACGTGCTATACAAATACTAAAGACAAATAATGCAAAAAATATAGTAATGAAGGTTGGTGCATCTTTAGCAAAGCATAATAGCCTAAAATATCTAGATGTGTTATACATTATTATGCCAGAGTTACGTAATCAAATTACTAAGCTAAGAGAATTTGGTAAGCAACCTGTTATATTCTTTGATGGTGGTTACCTGATTAAAACCTTCAATTTGAAGCCCGGGCCTGAAATTGGTAAGCTAATTTCACTACAACGAGAGTTATGGTTTAACGACCCTAGTATAACAAAAGAAAAAGTTGCCAAGTTTATTAGAGCAAAAAATGCAGATGATAACATCAGATAGGGTATGTTTAGAACATTCAACTCTGAGAGACTATAATGTATCATGATAAAAGTTATCTACTTTAATAGGCAATAGAAATTGATGGAAGAATATAAGTGTAATTACAGAATATTGGTGGTGCTTTAATGGGCTTAAACAAAACACCTGAGAAAAGATTAGAACAATATCAGAAAATTCATGATGAAGCTAAGGAGTTATTTTACTCGAAAAATAAAGATTATGGGGACGCATTTTCAGAATATGGACCAGTTGGCGTCATAATTAGATTAGGTGATAAAATCAAGCGTTACACAACAATCACTAACAGTGCTATTAATGTCGAATCAGAAACATTACGCGATACTCTTATAGACTTGCATAATTATTCAGCCATGGCTCTAATGCTTATAGACGAAGATTAGCTAATTTAAAGCATTCGCTTTTATTTATAATTTTATATTGTGTATCACGCATATTTGTAATATATATAATGTACAACAATGTGGAGGCAGTGTATATGTCCAATAGTAAAGTCAAGCGTTTAGCAAAAGCTAATATAATTCTATTAGAAGAAGCGAAAGATTCAAGAGAGTTTGTAAAGCTTTTTAATAGAAACTTTAGCAAACGAATTCATGAGCATCTTAAGCTAGTAGAAAATGTAGTAGCAAATATCAAAAATATAAAATCATTTAGTGATAACTCATATAATTCATTAAATGAAAATCTTTCTAAGCAAGATATTAAAGACCTGGTACAAGAGCAACTTAAAGCAGAGATTAAGAAGCGCCAAAATATAAAACTTCTAGAGAAGCATACGGGACATATCAATGAGCTGTTTGGGTTATTTAGTGTACTAAATAATGTACTTTCATTAAAAGAGAAGGCACTAGTTGGTAAAATAAATAAATCTTGTAAATTAATGACAGAGTCACTAAAAAGTGGTGATGTAAATAACGTATTTGAGTCTTACAAAAATGTTGTCGACATAGCTATTAGCACATCAACAAAGAGTCTATTAGCTACAGCCAGTTCGTCAGCAACAATGTTTAATGACTTAGGAACACTAGCAGCTGTCTCATTGAGAACAATTAAAGAGTCAGCAGAACCAAAGGCACTTGAATGGTGGAGAAATACTTTACTTCTAAAAGAAAATGAATTTAGAACCCCTAAAGACACAATTATAAAATTACAGAAAATATTACTAGAAACAGAGTCAAAACTTTTCGACTTCAATAAGCAAATTGAGGATGCAAGAATATAACATTGGCACTAGTCAACAAAAATCGCGACTTGCTTGACTGGATAAAGTTTTTTGTTTTTATAGGAAGCTTAGTTGCTGGTGTCATGGTATGGTATTATAGTGATGTAGGATCTACTTTTGTCAATAAAGACGTATATAATGCACAACAAGTAAGTATCACTGAAAAGCTAGACACTATTCAAAATAGTATCACTGAGAGTGGTGATGAAGTTAAGAGTACAATCAGAAATTTAAAGAATGATGTCAATAAACAAATGACAGACCTTAAAGATGACTTGAATGATAAACATGATGGACTTAATAACAAAGTTGATCGTATCCAAACACAACAAGCAGTTATTAAGAGTAGACAATCACGATTAATTGAAGACGTAAAAAAAATAAATAATCAATAGAGTTAATTTATGCAAGATGCATTACACAGTTATATAAAGAAATCTATTCTTCTAGAGAATAAGAATTCTGAACTTAAAAATAAGCTACAAGTAGTAATTGACAAAGTGCTAACCAATGATGAAGAATGGTTAGAAGAAAAGTCGATTGATGTTAAATATAAAGGTGATTACATTGTCTTGAACTATAACCAGTTTGGTGATAGAAATGACTTAAACAGATTAACGCGTGGTCTTGTAATAGACAAACATGGTAATATTGTAAGCTTTCCATTTATTAGATTTTTCAATCTAGGAGAAAAAGAAGCTGAACCTATTGACTTAGCAAGTAGTGATATCATAGAAAAAATGGACGGCACACTTGTTGGTTTAGCATTTTTACGTGATCAAAATAACAAACCAATTTGGCACACACGCAAGATGCTGTCATCATCAGATGTCGACCTTAATGTCGTTATAAACCTCTTTACTGGTGGTAGAGTTAGCTTGCTAAAAGAGATCGGTGAATATGTAAAAAAGCTATCACTATCTAGTGATGTATACAACTACACTTTGATCTTCGAAGCAATTTTGTCAGAACGACCTGTTGTTACACAATATACCCGTGAAGAGCTTGGCTTATACCTAATAGGTGCACGTGATTTAGAAACACTAGATGAGCTTAGTGAAGCAGAGCTAAATAAATTAGCCAAAAAAATAAATGCAAAACGCCCTAGAATATTTGATGTAAAAGCAGATTATGATAGCATCTCTAAAATGATGGATACATTTCAAGATGACTTTGAAGGTTTTGTAGTGAGGCAACGAGGCACTAACAAGCGTATTAAAATAAAGAAAGAAACATATTTGAAGCGTCATAGATTAATAGGGCAATTGCAATATAAAAACTTAGTACCATTATGGTTAGAAGGCGAACGAGAAGAAATAGAGACATACTTTGAAGAATCAAAAGCAATGTTTGACAATATTGAAAATGGTATTGACATGCTAGTTGACAGTATTCAAGACGCAATCAACGATGTACAACATATTGACAATAGAAAAGAATATGCTGCACATGTTTTGAGTAAATATAAAAATATTTCTTCCTTTCTCTTTAAGTTGTTTGGTAAAGATACAGAAAATTTATATAGTTTTATATTGAGCGCATTAAAAAGAACAAAAATAAATAATGTGCTCAAATTGCTAAATCTAAATGATGAACAAACTAGTAAAGATAGTACAGAAAATCTTTGAATCAATAATAGACCCACCTAAAAAATCTCTAGATCAACATGTATTTAATGTAGACTTGACATTAACAAATAATTCAAGAAAGCAAATCAACAATGCATTACAAGAACTCCTTAATAGTATTAAAGCTTTTCCAAAAATTGAAGGTATAGTACTAGTTGGAAGTATCTTGACACTGCAATGGACAGAGCATTCTGATATTGATGTTGGTATAGTAATTGATTATGACAAACTTGTAAAAAGCTTACAAGTGAATAATAGGGTAGCTGCTAATAAGTACTTGGCAAGCTTTTTACAAAGTGTCAATGGCAAGCGTTTTATTGGTCAACACCCTATTAATTTCTATGTTAATGATATTAACGATCAAATCTTTAAACTTGATATAAACATCTACAATTTTATAACAAATAGATGGACAAAGAAAACTGACAAGATTACATATGACTCAAATGAAATAAGAGTTCAAAAGGACATAGTTCGTAAGTGTGTAATGAAAATTAATAAAATAATTTCGAGCACGTCCATGGACATAATTGACTATAAAATGTTAAAATCTGAGATAAGCAGTAATGTCGGGGGACATGAGCAAGTATTAGTGTTATGTAATAGGTTGCATATGTTAAAGAAAAAGCTAGAAGTAGACTTAAATGCATTAGAAAGTGTTACTAAGCGAATAAAAGATGTTAGAAGAGGCACCCTTGATACTGACTTTGAAAATTCTGGACCTGCTGAGATAAGATATAAGTTATATGAGCGTTACAACATATTTAAGTCGATTAGAGAGCTTGTAAAAGTATTGAATATGATTTTACTTGATAATTAGGTACCCTCAATATCAGGTGCTTCTTCCCCTTCATCAGGAATTTCGTCAGTTATTGGCTCTGACTCGAGTTCAACATCTGGCTCAGAAGAATCTTCTGTTTCACTCTTACTAACTATTTGAGCAACGTTAGCTAATGCTGACAAGAATTTCTTAAGGTCTTCAAGCTTTGCTTTATCCCACCACCCATTTAAGCTCTTAACAACATTTTCGTCTTTCATTGATGAACCTGATCTTATTGCATTGAATAATTTAATCATTGTCTCTATAGTGTAAAGTGCTTCACCTGTTTCTTCATCAGTTGCGTTAGATTCTGGCTCAGGCTCTGGTTCAGCCTCCATCGGTGGTGCTTCTTCCCCTTCGGGACCCTCTTGCTCAATTTGTAACATCTCTTTAAGGATACCTTTAACATGCTTTCGAAGTTCGTTTGTTGTCATAGTTTTTTTCTTTCCAATAATATCTTGTTGATAATTTCTGTAACTGCCTCTTCATCAGTAATAATATAAAAGTCACCAGTGTTCATGGGCGTCATGAATATCTTATATTCATTCCCATCATACACTATTAAATATAACCTCTTATCTGTATAATCTTGTAATATAATTGCATCATAGTTATACTCAGATGATACACGTGTACGTACATATGATTGGCGTGTATCATCAGGTATGTGTATCATGTATACATCTCTTGTACTAGCTACACTTTGTAACTTGCTTACAATATTTACATCAGTCTCTTTTTTCGCATATGGATAGCTTGGTGTCAGTAGTAAACATATTGCGATTAATAATGCTATTATATATCTCATTTTACTTTTTCTTGAGTTGATTACGCCACACTACTAAGCGCCCAGTTAAGTTTGTTTCATTATTTCGAAACTTTGCATTGAGAACATCTTCTTCAGAAGTGTTCAATGGATTATTTGAAAATAAATAATTGTATGCAAGTTGTGTATAGCCAAGTGCATGTGCATCTAATGCCTTTAATAATAAAGTCCTATCAGCATTGATATTTTTCATAGAATTTGCAACAAAGCGTAATTCACGTGTAATATCATCATGTCTTTCATATATCTTCCATGACTGCACATCATTACTTAACCTTGCTAATGTTCTTATGACATCGTCTAGTATTTGCGCTCTATCAACCATCTTTAACCTCTATAGCATGCTTGAGATCATCCCAAACACCTTTTATAAATTTCTTATCTTTCGTAGGTTGTGAATTCAAAAACAACCTTAATGCATCTTTAGTTCCTATCTTGACTAATTCTCTAAGTAAAGAACTGGACATCATCTTAATAGGTATCTTACTTAATGATAATAAATTATCAATGTTGCCACTATCTTTTAATGAATCATCATCACGTATTAATATTCTAAACTTTGGTACCTTATATTGCCAATTTGGCTTACCGGTTTTATGATAGCGTGTAAAGTGCTTCTTGTACGTGCTTTCTAATCCTCTACGTTTCTCATCAGCATCATCAGGTTCATTCTTTAAATAAGCACGATCAGATCCTGACCATACAGTAAATTCAGTTTCTTGTATTTCATCATCAGTAAATGTCTGTTTAAGTAAGTCAGGTATAAATCCTGTAGCCATATCAAATATTCTAACTTTGCTAGCGTGCCCACTATCGCTTATATACTTGTTTAGTATCTCTTTCTTTCTTTCTAGATCAAGATATTTTTTGACTTTAGAAACGAATAGTATTACTTCATCACTTTCATGCAACATTTCACGTACTATCTGCATATGTCCATCATGTGCAGGATCAAATTTACCTATAAAAATTGATATTCTTTTAACATCACCAACAGGATAATCATATTCGTTGAGATCAAATGACTCAACAACACCATCAGTTTTTCTAATAAACTTGATTGGAAATAATGTTTGAAGCATTTTTAAAAACATACTAGCAACAGTATCAGATGAATCAAGTATTTTTAAAAATTGCTCAAATTGATATGCTGAAATTAATAGTGAATGTTTCGTTTGTTCAAGTTTTTCACCAAGTTTGTCAGGATTCTCTTCTATTTCAGTCCAAATTTCTGAAAGCCTGTCTGTTGCTGTTGTTGCATATCGCACTAAAATATTATAGACATTTATATCTTCTTGATCAAGCATGTAATCAAGCTTTTTATATTTTTTAGATCTATTTGCAAGAAATGCCCTTGCAATTGAATGTTTTGTTTGTTTTTGACCAGCATACTTTTTAAATGAGGCATCTGTTATTGACATTAAATTTTTGACACCAAATGCTTCATCTAATACTTTACCTGTAAATAGCTTTTTAACAGATGGAATTGTATTTCGTAAGTATTCCCATGAATCTTGATTAAGCGCAGAAAAATCTCCAGTTATTTTAATTAATTGATCTTTAAGATCACCGGTAGACGTCTTAAATACTACGCCCTCAATTCCTGGGTGTCCAGTTTGTATTCTAACATCCGGATCAGCTAATGCAGATTTAAGTATTGCTAGCATTTTACTGCCGGCTAATGCAATTAATTCTTTACCGACATCAAGCCTTTGTTCATCAGTTAATGTAATATCACCTTTTATATGTTTATAAAGCGCTTTATATTCATCATGTGTCTTTAGCTCTTTAAGAATTGAATCTAGTTGATCTTTGATATTACTAAGATCAACATTAACAGGGCCAGAAAATTGCCACTTACTTTTCTCTGGTACAATTTCCTTTATAACACCTCCAGGCGCGCCAAAAAACTTAACAACATTTGATGAAATTTCAAGTTCACCAAGTCTATTTGTTAACTTATTAAGAAGTTTTGTTGTATCAACATCAGAGTCAATTATAGGATCACCATAGCTCGTGTCTTTTCTTCCTTTAAATCCATGAAATACTATATAATTTTTTACTTTACTATATGGAATCAAGTTTGGTACTTCACCATACAGAATTTCTGTATTAATGAAGTTATTAGGTTGCCCTTTACGTAATAATGTAAAGTGTTCTAATTCTTCATCGCTTAGTGCAGCAAATGCAGTTTGTGTTGCTATTAATGCTGCTGCAAACGCATCATGTGCAGGATGTGTTGTATGAAACTTTTCGCCAACGACCGAGAATGGTTCTTCTGTTTTATTACGTGCAAAAACTATTTTTTTGTCATTATCAAGCCCCAAGAGAATATTTACACCATCAACCTTTTCTGTACCTATAAGATCACCCGAAAATAACTTATCAACAAAATCAAGTAAATCTTTTGGTTCAAATACCTCATATGGGTGAGGCATGTGCCCGGGTATTCCACCTTCTAGTAATATCATATTATTATAACTATTCTTCCTACCGTTGAAACATACATCAATTATGTATTATAATAGTATTATATAGGATTATTAAACATAAAAAACTAGTTAATTGACAAAAATAGTAGCACAGCTAATATATAGTATATATGCAACGTGTAGTAATGATGTTTGGGTGCCTAATAAGTTTAATATTAACAAGTTGCATTACAGTTGATCAACCTGAGCACCCATTGAACGTTACAAACAACTCACATTATAGTGTCATTAATATTGATGACACAACTGTTGATCCAGTATTTAATTCTGTTGTAATGCTAGAAAGAAATGTTTTATTTTCCATGGATGGTGATGAAAATACAGGAACATCAATAGCAACTGGTTTTGTTATAAAAAATTCTAAAAGTAAAAAAGGAAAGTATTCAAGCATTGGTTTGTCTGTTAAGCATTTTTGTAAAAGTAATGGTAATAGATTAAAGGTGATTAAACAAACAAGTATAGATACAACTGAGACATTTAAAGGTAAAGTATTACATATTGATGATGCTGCTGATTTATGTGTTTTTAGAATCTATAATACTAATGGAAAATTTACCCCACTAAAGCTTGCTAAAGAGCTTCCTGAAATGGGTGAAAAATTATCAATTATAGGTGCACCACTTGGAAATTTTCCTTCAAAGGTAACTGGTTTTATGGTTAGACGATATCCTGTAGATAGTAATATGATTGAGCTATCTATACCAGTTACTGGCGGTAATTCAGGTAGCCCTGTATACAATAAGAGATTCGAAGTGATAGGTATATTAGTTGGTGTACATGGTAGGTTTCCACATGCCAGTGTAGCACTACATTCAGAAGCAATTAAAAATTTGTTAAAAGAAACAAAATACTTACAGAATTAATTGTACAAGCAGTACATAAATCATTACAATAATAGAGAAGCAAGGTGAGAGGGAGTTTTGTCTCTCTTATTTTTATTTGGAGATAGTGTTGCAAGAAAATAAATTTATAGTTAAAAATTTAAATAAAAATCTAAGAGAAGAAGTTATAGAAAAGACTAAGCTTGTTAAAGAATTCTTTTCTTTGTCTGATGATTATAAGCTCACGATATCTGGTGAAGAGTTTGTTGGTGAATCAGAAAACTTAAAGAAGTTTGCTAAAGGTATTGAAGATACGAAAGTAGATTTTCTAAACCTAGAAGGTTTTTCTGAGTATGGTTATGAAGTCTCTATACAAAAGAAACGTAAGAGAGGATCCCTTAAGTCTTTCTTTGAAGCTAAATACTTTGTCAATGGTGGAATACTTCGTATCAATTTCAGCAAGTGTAATTTTTATAATTACACTATTTGTCATCAAAATGACAAGACTGAAGTACAATATAATGTATGGCTTGTAAAAGAAAGTGAGCTTGAAGCTTTTGGCTCATTTCTTAAAGAGTTCAAAGAATATAAACGTCAACTTGGTGCCACAGAAAAGCTAGTAACGGTCTATGGTGGTGAAAACTACACAGTTAATAATCTTAGTTATGACTGGGGTGATATAGTCATTCCCCCTGATATCAGAGATAGTATCAGAGAATCAGTAGATTTTTGGTACCATAATGAAATATGGTATAGAGAACGTAAGTTCCCTTACAAGCGTGGAATACTAATTCATGGTTATCCTGGGAATGGTAAGACATTCTTGACAAAGATCATAATTTCACAATATGACTTGAATATAGTTCAATTCAACTTTGGTAATCCACAATTAGGTAATTCTGATCTCACTAGAGCATTTAAAACTGCAAAAGAAAATGCACCATCTTTGTTTTTACTTGAAGACATTGATAGAATCTTCTCCAAGCATGAGAAACAAATCAGTACTGTGACTAAAGATTGTTTATTCAATTGCCTAGACGGTGTTGAAGAGTTAGATGGTGTGTTAGTTCTTGCAACTGCCAACTACCCAGAAGATCTAGATTCTGCATTCTTAAATAGACCATCTAGATTTGATACAATTATCGAACTTTCAGTTCCCAATCTTCAGTTACGCTTTGAGTATCTACAAAAAGTCTTTAAGAAAGATTTCCAGGATAACTCAATGTTGTTACATGTTGCACAAGAATGTGAAGGGATGTCAATGGCATTTATGAAAGAGATTTATTTCAAAAGTGTAATTATTGCTTTAAGCGCAAAGGAAGCACTTGGCAAGGCACATATAGAAGAAGCTTTAGAGCAATGCTTGACACACTATAATACAGCAGTTACTAAGAAGTCAGAGCGTTCAGCGGGATTTGATTCAAAAAAAGCTAATAATTCTGTGAGTCAGCCGGCTGGTTTTAATTCGAATTCAAAGAAAAGCGCTGTAAGTTTATGAGCGAAGAGCTAGAGACTCTTTACAAAGCTTATTATGATAGTAAGTTACATATATCTAGTGATGAGTGCATCATACCCTTGATGGGTATGATTAATGGTACTGAGATTTTATTTGTGGGGCAAAACCCCGGGGCTCCATTTCAAAAAGACCACATTAAGTTATTTAATGAATTTACTAACTTAGCGTATGATGAACAACAATCAGCCTTTAAAGAGTCGTGGGTAAAGTCAATGTTTGTCAAATTTATTATCAATGTGTGCAATAAGCTTGACATTGATTTTCATAAAAGTGGTGGTGTTACAAACATAGTAAAGCATTGGACGACTAATAACAAGCGACCAATTGTCACCAGTGCCGATCAAAAACTTTTAGCATGTGAAATTGAACTAACTAAACCAAAGTGTGTTGTATTTCTATCAAAGTTTGCATACAGACAGTTTGCATATAAAGATAAGGTGACATCAGCATGCATATCATTAGATCACCCAGCAGCCCACAGATATGCCCATGCATATGTGGATGATGTTATATATGCAATAAAGGGTTACTTATGAAAAACCCTGATTTATTAACTGACTTGTTATCAATGATTGATAATAATGGCAAGCACAATGAAAAAAGTAAAAGCAAAATAAAGAACATTAAATCTGTCACAACAAGAAAATATAATAGACTTTTAGATATCGAAACCAAGCGATTGCATAAAAGGCTTCACAAGAAATTAACGTATTCGTTGCCAGCTTGGGCTAAAAAGAAATTGATTAATGATGATTAGTTCTATATAAATATAATATGAGCAATTCAAGACAATCTATAAAAGAAGCCAGACGTAAAGAGCGACACTATCCATGGCAAATCTGGAAGACATCAAGAGGAAATTACAGAGCTCAAGATAATAAAAATCGACAACGCTCATTTAAGACACACTCAGAAGCTCGTTCTTGGCTTAATACTATTAAAGAGAAGGGCAAAGAATTACATGTATTAAAAGTAAAAGGCATAACACCTAAAACTGAATTAAGAAAAGTTATTGGTTATATGCGTGCACAATTAGCCTCAGAAATTGAGACTGATTATAAAAAAGAAATGCGTAAATCATTAAGTGCTTTATCTAAGATACATGTTAAAATGTAATAGGTGATTATATTATGAAGAAAAATGTATTGGTAATTGGAACAGGGACAATAGGATCACCCTTGATAGGGTTTCTTGCAGACTTTCGTGATCAATTGAATATTGATGTTTATTTTCATAAGCGTACGCCATTACGGCATGAAGTAGCTAGGGTCAATAACTTTATTAATCGCGGTGCTAAATTGGTCACTGATATTGAATCAATTGATAAATTCAAAAAATTAGGTCATGAAGTTCATGCTAGCAAAATTGATGCTATAATGAACTCTGATGTTGTCATCGACTGCACACCCGCAGGAAATAAGAACAAAGAACTCTATTTGAGTAAAATGTTTAACCCTAAGACTGTATTCATAGCACAAGGTTCTGAGAAGGGTTTTGGTGTGCCATACGCACATGGTGTCAATGATTCTGCCTTAAAGGGGGATCATAAGTTTATACAGATAGTAAGTTGTAATACACACAACATTGCGTGTATTTTAAAGACTATTCCACGAAATTTATCAAAAGTATTAGATGGTGACTTTGTCTGCATACGAAGAGCTAATGATATTAGCCAAGAGACAGGATTCGTACCATCACCTGTTATAAGTTTACATGAAAATAATATCTTTGGAACACATCATGCAAAAGATGCACATGATTTATTTAAAACATTAGATAAAGATATCGAGCTTTTTTCTAGTGCGCTTAAACAAAACACACAATACATGCATACAATAAGATTCAAACTTTCTATAGATGAAAGCAATCTAACAAAAAATCATATTGTCAACAGGATTCGTGAAAACAAATTTGCTGCATTGACTCAAAAGCAAGATTCAGCAAGAGTATTTTCATTTGGTAGAGATCATGGATATTATGGAAGAATCTTGAATCAAGCAGTTTTCATTGAAAATTCTATTGTTGTCAATGAGACAATGCATTCAACAACAGTGACTGGCTTTTGCTTTACACCCCAAGACGGAAACAGCATAATAAGCTCACTCGCTGCAACTGTGTATGCTCTTACCGGTAAGATAGAACAAATGAACTTATTTGATAAGTATCTTTTTAATGAAATTTAGGAGTGACATGAAAAAACTAGTAATTCTAACAATATTAGCACTATCAATATCTTGTGGCATAAATGTATCCTGTAGAGCACATTCAAAACCAACGTCAGATACAGAGGCTATTGTAGTAGAAGCAAAATCAAATATTCCCACAGTTGAATATTTGTCTGCAAATTGCCCTCCAGCAGATGCACCAGCTATAGCAAGAGCTTTTGGCAAGCATTACATGATAGTTCAACTTAATAATTGTTTTGAAAATGAAAGAATGCTTTTAGTTGTGTGGGGTCCAGAGTTAAATGATGATGAGGTTGTCTTAGCAACTGCAGTTGCAACATATTTTCGAACACAAGAGCTTGAATTAGAAGAAGAGTTTAAAAGTGAGTACTTGGGTGTGCTTACAAAGATACAAGACCCACCAATAGAAGGTCAAACGAACACAGTTCATATGGCATTTTTTAAACTAACACCAAAACATAAAATACAATAAATACTGAGTGGAGAAGTAATGAATAAGTTTCCTATTGCAGATGTAGTTATAGACTTGCGCTACGGTGATTGTGGAAAAGGCAAGGTTACATATTGCCTTACTAAAGATAGTGATTATGACTATGTGGTACGCTGGCAAGGTGGTCCAAACGCTGGACATACAATTTATCATAAAGGCAAAAAGCTAGTAACACATAGCTGGCCTGTGGGTGTTTTTCATAATATTACATCTGTAATTGGAGGTGGTTGTGTCTTAAATGAAAGAGGCTTCTTTGAGGAAGGTGACTACTTAGTAAAAGCCGGCGTCAAAGAAGCATATGAAAATATTAAAATTGCGTATAACACGCATATAATAACAGATGATCATATTACAGAAGATAGTAAAGATGTAAGAATCGGTTCATGTCGCAAGGGCGTTGGCCCGGCATATACATCAAAATTTGCAAGAACTGGCAAGCGTGCTGAAGATATAGCATCATTAAAAGAATTTTTAGTTGATACTACTGATATTCTTAATAAGCCTGATAATATTATCTTATTTGAGGGCGCACAAGGTCATGAATTAGATATTAATTTTGGTGACTATCCCTACGTAACTTGCTCATCACCAACTATAGGTGGCATATTTAGTACCGGTGTCCCACCACAATCTATCAGACATGTATTTGGCCTTGCTAAGATATATGACACTTATGTTGGTGCTAAAGATTTTGAACCAAACGATTCGATATTTGATACTATTAGAGAGGCTGGTGGTGAATATGGTGCAACGACCGGTCGTCCCCGACAATGCAATTGGTTAAACTGGAATGCATTGCTTAAAGCACAAAAAGCTAATGGCGTCACAGAAATGATTATTAATAAGATTGATGTCATGGAAGAAGTTGGTGTATACAAATTAATTGTCAACAATGAAGAACTTGAATTTAACAACATAATAGAAATGCAACAATGGATTAAAGATCACAATTCTGTGAAAGTAACATTTAGCTCAAGCAAAGTAACAATATGATAGATACATTAATGTTGACAGCAGCACTTTTGTTTAACACAAACATAACACATTTAGAACATGAACAAGTGCACGAGAGTGTACAACAAATTGTATATCATGCTGAAAGATATGGAAACGATCCCTTTGAAATGGTTTCACTTGCATGGTATGAATCTAAACATAGAAGAGATGTTGTGTCAAGAGCTGGAGCATGTGGTGTGCTACAAGTCATTCCAAGGTGGCATGTCTACTCTTGCAAAGAAATGAACGCATCATATTCAAAAGGTGCGGAAGCTGGAAACTTCATGGCTGCATGGTGGAAGAAGCGCTATAAAAGAAGATATGATTGGATTTGCCATTACAATGCTGGAAATGAGTGTGGTAACAAATCTAAAAAATGGGCACACTCATTGAAACGCTTCAGTAACAGGCTTAAGAAAACCTATGCTGGTTATATGATGGAACAATGTTTGGAATAAAGATTGCTTTATATTCTATATGCATCTTTGCTAATATATTTCTACTAGGTGCTCATGAACAACTACAAATAGAGTCATTAAAAATATTAGCATATATGAATATGACTTTGATAGCTATCGGAATTATTGGTGACTTGAATAAATTACGTAAGAATAATGATAAATAATGCGTGTACAATTTCTGATGAAAAGACTAGATTTACAATAAATATAAAGGTATAATATGATAAATAATTTCAATGAATTATTATTTGAAGACGATGCAAGAAGCAAACTTTTAAGCGGAGCAACTAAATTAACAAAAGCAGTGAAAAGCACTTTAGGTCCAAAGGGCAGAAATGTAGTCATACAAAGATCAGATCAAAGTCAACTTGTCACAAAGGATGGTGTAACAGTTGCAGAATCAATTGTCTTAGAAGATAAATTTGAAAACTTAGGTGCGCAATTAGTTAGAGAGGTTGCAACTAGAACAAGTGAAACAGCTGGTGATGGTACAACAACAGCAACAGTGCTAGCGCATGACTTATTAATGAATGGAAACAAATTAATTGACCAGGGTCATGATCCAGTAATGCTCAAACGTGGCATGGATATGGCACTAATAGATGTAACTCAAGCATTACAAGAACAGTCAACTGAAATATCCTCCTACACAGAGGTTGAACATGTCGGCACTATATCAGCAAACAATGATAAAGTAATTGGCAGTGTCATAGCAAATGCAATGCGTGAGGTTGGAAAAGAGGGTGTTATAACAATAGAGGAATCAAATAACTTTGAAACAAGATTAGAAATTGTTCAAGGTATACGCTTTGACAGAGGTTATGCATCACACTTTTTTATTACAAATCCTGAAAGGGAAGAAGCTGTATTTGCAGAGCCGCTTATATTAGTGACAAATAAAAAGTTTACTAAGATGGCTGAGTTGGTTCCTATTTTAGAAGGCTCTGTAAAACTTGGAAGAGAGCTATTGATTGTCGCTGGTGACATAGAGGGTGAAGCACTTAATGCATTAGTCATCAACAAAATGCGTGGGGCAATCAAGGTGTGTGCCGTAAGGGCACCATCATTTGGAGAGCAACGTGAAAAGATCTTACAAGATCTTGCTGTCATAACAGGTGCAAGATACTTCGATGATAATATCGATAAAGACTTCACGGCTGATTTTGATCCAGAGGCATTAGGAACGGCACGAAGAATAATTGTATCAAAATCCACAACTACTGTTGTAGATGGTTCATGTAATGAAGAGGCATTGTCTAATAGGATCACTCTTTTAAAGGAACAACTAAATCAAGATGGCCTAGCCGATAGAGAAGTTGAAAGCCTTAAATATAGAATTGCCGCACTATCAGGTGGAATAGCAGTTATCAAAGTTGGCGCATTTACCGAAGCTGAACTGAAAGAGAAAGTTGCGAGGATTGAAGATGCATTAAATGCTACGCAAGCTGCTGTAGATGAGGGCATCGTGAAGGGTGGTGGGTTAGCATTATTGACAATAGCAAATGATTTGTCTGAAAAAGATTATGATGTAGGAGATGATAAAAGCTTATGTGCCGGGCATCAGCTTGTAATTAAATCATGTAAAGCACCGTTTACACAGATTAATAGAAACGCTGGTCATAATTCTAAAGAAATAGAGCGACGACTTAAAAATAAACAAAAGCGTGACAACTTTGATGGGTTTAACACGTTAACTGGTAAATATGTAAATATGTATGATGCTGGAATCATAGACCCAACCAAAGTAGAGAGGTGTGCACTAGAGAATGCTGTATCGGTAACTGGCTTGTTGTTAACAACTGATACACTTATTATCAATAACGAAGATGTTTAATATGATTATGACAGCACATAACAAAGTCGATATATATGACTTTATAAAAACTAGTAAAATCAAAGAAAGGTTACCAAATATCATAGCAACAATTTTCGTTGCTATAGAAGACATTAATGTCAACGAAAAAAACACAGCATTGACACTGGAAGAGTTTGTAGATTGCATACCAAGCAACAAAATGCTCAAGCTTATTTTATATTGTGCACAAAATGATATAGAAATAATGGAACAGTGTATGAATGAAGTTGAAAACATTAAAACACTAAAGGAGAAAAATATACATGAGTGCAGAAAATAACTTACTTGCTAAACTAAATGAAACACTTGCATATGCAAAGCAACAATTAGGTAGTACATTGCTTGCTTTGAATGTTGAAGGTAATATCGATGTATCTGAGCAAGATATGGGTGTCATAACCAAGAGGATGAGTATAACTTTAGATAAAGTATATCGTGATATGGCAAGCGACTTTAACTCTATAAAAGAATCTATAAAGAGTGAACGTGAAGAATTAAAGGCATCACTAATAAATAAGCAATTGCAACAAGCTTCACAACCTCAAAGTATTAGAGAACGTATTTTATCGAGAGATAACAAATAAATGTTGCTTACCCAAGCAATTACCAAGTCAAACTTGCCGTATTCTGGCAATCATGAATTCATCGATATAATCAACCACATATCAGAATCAAAAATCCCTAGCAATTGTCCAACAAGAACAAAAATTGTTTTAAACGCAATGAAACTTTGGTCTGTTGCATGTAAAGATGGGAAGCTAACGTGTAATAAAGAGTCAATCATAGAAAGTCTAAATGAGTATTTCATTAGGCTCAACTATATCATTAATATAGAAATGGATGATAGTGAATTAAAAGATATCTACTGGAAGAATAGTGGTATAAATATGTTTACTCAAATAATGAATAATATTGATTGACAAATGGATACACAAAAGCATATAATAACATGTCGGTGTATATTAACACAACACCGTAGACTTAGCAATCCACCATTTTTTTCGTTTATAGTATTTTCATTGCTAGATGGTGATGGAAACGTAATACCTAAGTTGACAAAATGTTCATATTGTGGAATAACACATAGAGTCTATGAAATATGTAAAAGTGAAATTATTGATTCTGAATCTGAAAATATAGTAAGTAAAGATGATTTATCTATATTTCTACCAGAAAAACTTGTTACAATATTGAATGACTACAATTGTGAATTATACACATTTGAGGAAGCAAAATATATTATAGACAATAGAGTATGGAAAAATAATAGCATAACACCATTTCTAGTATTAACTAAGGATGAAATCAAAGATGATGTCAGCACTCATCATGAAGGTAAGTTGTTAAAGATTCATGATGAGTTCAAATATAGTATTGAATATTGGAAATCAAATCACTAGGAGCACACTATGAGACCGACAGAAGTAGAAAAATTACATACATTTCGTAATACTATAATAAGCTTGTATTCAAAATTTGGTCAAGAAGCTAAAGACAAAATTTGGATTAATCATGAAGTTAAAGTTGATGTCAAATCTTTGATTGAGTTTTTTGATAACTTATTCAAAGATGAATTATTAAGTAAGTAATGACACAAGAAATTATCAAAGATATCCCAAAGGGGTTGATAACTAAAGCACAAGAAGATCTTTTAGAGAAAGATGAGTGTAGAAACATTGTTAGTGAGATAATGAAGTTTGGTGTTTCACAAAGGCAAATTATCGAGATTGTCAATCTTTTAGCATTAGAGCTTGAAAATAGAGATCAAATGAAATCTATTCGAGATGCTGCGAAAGAAATCAAAGGTGATTCATTGATAATAGCAAAAGCAGATTAATGAAAACATCGTATGAAGAGCGTTTACAAATACCTCTTGTAAATGACAAGAATCAATTCAACTTATACACAAACTCAGGACAACATGTATTAACAAACTATGATAGAGTTGTAGTCGGTGAACGTGGTCCATATATTGAATTTGAATTTGATAATCTAATTGAAGATACGTATTTCATACCTGATGAAGAAAAATATAGAATTGACAATGATTCTTGTTATTATGTTGAATTACGGACAATAGATGATAATATCAAGATATACTGGCAAAAGCGACTTGTCATATACGCGGATTACAAAATTGGAAAATTATATATCTCGCCATGGGATCTATTCACAAATGATAACAAGAGTATAATTGACAAGGAAGGCAATGTTTGAAAATTTCAATGGAATTACAATTAAAGAATTAAAAAATTACGTTAAAGGATTGCCTGAAATTAATCCTGTCACTGATGAAAGCTATGAAGTATGGATTGGAACAAGAGATAATAGAAGTAACCAGTGTAAAAGAATAATAAAATTAAATCGTGGCGACGTTATTCTAGAGATACAATAATGAATGACGAACATCTAAATAGATCAATAAAACTTTATGGTGATGATATTGGCTGTGTCAAGTTAATTCAACACTATGGTACCGATCTAACAGTTGTCAATGCAGCAAGGGTTAGCTTCGGTATTGAGCATCAAGATATAACAAAGCGTGACAAGAAACTTATCAAGTACTTAATTGAGCACAAGCATACATCAACATTAGAACATTGTGGTGCAACATTTAAATTTATCGTCCCACTATTTATCAGATCACAACATCATAGACATCGAACATGGTCTTATAACGAAATATCAAGAAGATATACGGATATTGATATGAGATTTTATGAACCAAACGTATTTAGGACACAACACGAAACTAATCGACAGGCGAGCAATGAAAGTGATTTAATTGATCCTAAGGTATCATTTCAATGGGATGAATCTACATGTGGGTACACTGCTTCCGAAGCAGTGAAAGAACTTCATCAAGGTGCTTTGTATCTTTATGAGTCATTGATTATTGCTGGTGTTTGTAGAGAGCAAGCAAGGGGCGTTCTCCCACAGAATTTATACACAGAATATTATGGCACAGTAAACTTGAGCAATCTTCTTAAGTTTATCAATCTTAGAACACATGAAGGTGCACAATGGGAAATCCAAAAGGTTGCAGAAGCATTATTGACAATAGCAAAAGAATTATGGCCGGCAACAATTAATGCATATGAAGAGCTGGCATGCTGAACATAATAGCAGCAATATCTGAGAATGGTGTGATTGGGAAAGATAATAAGCTTCCGTGGGTAGAGTCATACCCCATTGACCTTAAGAGATTTAAGAGATTGACATTAGGATGCACAGTCATAATGGGTAGAAAAACATGGGAATCAATGGGATGCAAGCCACTTAAGTGGCGATACAATATTGTCATTACTAGTGAAGAATATTCTAAAAAATTTAATGGTGCATGTATAAGTCGCTCAATAGAAGATGCATTACTTTTCCATGAAGAAATAAAGGGCATAAATGATAAAGATCATGCGTGGTTTATCGGTGGTGCTTCAATTTATAAAGAGGCTCTTAAGCATGCACAATTGATTGATCTTACATATATACCAGAAACAATTGAAGGTGATACGATAAAATTTCCAGAACTCAGTAAAGATGAATGGAAGGGGTGGCAAAAGTATAAAAATGCCAGTGATAAACGACTACAACATCAAATATACACCAGAAAAATTTATACATAATAATGATTATAGAATATTATTATTATGCGAAGGAGCATAAAATATGAATGAAGAGCGTACCAAGTGGGAATTAATTGTTGAATTGGTTAATGAGCTTAAAGTTGATGCAACGAAAACATATGTAAAAGGTAACAAATCTGCCGGTTTAAGATTACGAAAAGGGCTTATGCAATTGCGTGAATTAGCAAAAGATTGTAGAACAGAAACCCTTACGATAGAAAAATAATGAAATGCTTTCAAGCGTATCAAGAGTATGATGTTGCTTGTGACAAAAAGTCATGTAGATATTGGGTCAATTCAAATTGTGATCTTAATTGTGCCATAATAGCGTCGGCGACATCACCAAAAACTTTTGAAGAAATAGCATCGATGTATAATTTGACCAAGATGCGTATATGTCAAATACAACACAATGCTGTTGCAAAAATTAAAAATAAATTAAAAACAGCTAGTATATAAACAGTTCATTTTCATATTTCATAGAATATTTACTTCTAGAGAGTTCACAATCTGGAGTAATATAACATGGATATATCATTAACCGAGCTTAAAACAATTGTCACAGAAGAAGTCAATAGAATCATTGATGAAGCTGAAGAGAAGAAGTATACAAAGCGTGACTTAGCACGACATCTTCTCGGTGGTAGGACTGTACGGCAGTTCGTTGAAGAGTTTGGCGGGTCAATAGCGACAGTAAGTCGTAGAATGCAAGCAATTACATTGCCTATGCTTAAGCGACAAGTTGGTCAAGAGCCTACTCCACAAGAACTAGCAAAAGCTGAAGCAGCTGCAAAAGAGCTCAATTTAAAACAAATTAGCGACTTAGATAAAAGTGGTGGTGCGAAAGAAACTGCTGATGAGCTTCATAATGTTTTCATCAAAATAGCAACAGAAGTAGCCGGTCATCCTGATTTAAGTGCAGAATATAAACAAAAATCTCCAGAAGAATTAGCAATAGATCCAGAATGGCAGAACAATATTGTCAAATTTGCTAGAATGTATTACGAAACACGTGATGAGAAGAACATTGAAGTCGACTTCTTACATAAGCAAATGACAGATCATTTAAATGCTGTTGAAAGATTAATGGCACAGTTCCCAGCTGACTATACATCACGTCCAGAATACGGAAAGCTGATGTTTAACTTAAAGACCGCAACACGTGAACTAGGGTATAGGTTGGGCAAAGATGTTGAAGGGCTTTAATTTGTGGGAGCAATCAACTATACAAGAAGTCGACTTAAGATAGTATACCCATTTAATGGGCATGACACATCTAAGTCTGAAGTTAAGACAGTACCGGCACAGACCGTTGCATTAAGTGATAAGATTGAATTTGTAGAAAGTCCTGAATATCAATTTGAGCTTAATGCCGGCTCCGGTGACCAAACTGCAAAAGAAACTAGTGATATAAGCTTTGCTGATATTTTTAAAGATGCCAGCAAGGGAGCCCCAAATGTCTTTGTCATAGATACATCTGGTTCACTCCCTCAACTCGGAAATCTATTTGTATCTGCAGTTACAACTGGCAGTGTGACGGTTGCACAGTCAAATGTTGAAGTTGGTAGCTTTGGTGCACTAGCATTGGTGGTGCTTTAAAGTGCCAAGCGCTTTTTCATTAGATAAAAATAGAGTGCGTTATGCATATCTTAAAGCAAACTCTGCTACAAAAGTTGGCTTAGAAAAGAAAGTAATAGAAAAAGTTGTCGCAACTTCATTTATCATCTCGGATATATTAGAAGTTGATTTCGGCATACAGGCTTTTGCTACAAGTAATAATCAAGCTATAACTTTTGATATAACATTCTCAGAAGCCCCAACTGTGATTGCAATTCCAGATGACAATATCAATATGTCCGTATCTGCACCAACTACTACCACAGTGACATTACATACATCAGATGTATTTACTGGAAATGTATATTGGATAGCACTTAATAAAACAGACTTAGATGGTGTTGGTGGTAGAGAAGTTGCAATGCTTGTTGATACAGGAACAGTGACAATGTTGTCAAGCAATAAAGCGACCGTGACATTCAATAAAGTCAGTGAATTTAATACGTTAAATAAAGTATATGGCTTGTCACCAACGATATTAATCAGCGCATCAGAAAATGTCAATCTTTATATAACTGATGTTGATCCCGGCGGATTTACATTAAATGCTTCAGAAGTATTTACAGGAACAGCATATTGGACAGCATTAATGATTAGAAAGTTATAATTAATTATAGCGAAATTAATACCTATATAAAACAATGCCATTATTTAAAGCAGATAGAATACAAGTAAATGATTTAACAACTACCGGTTCCCATGGTGGGGCAGGTGAGCGTGAGGCTTTAATAAAAGTTTCCGCATCATTAGGGCTTAACACAACATCATCTATTGATTTTCACGATACTGGTGCTGCAATAAGTGCTTCAAACCCTGGTGAATTAAATATAGTTGCTACTAATATCTATCTTTCTGGAACTGTCCATGCAGGTAGTGTGTTTGGTGTTTCATTAGATGAAGCTTACGATGAAGCCGGCGCTTCAGCCGGTGCTATTATAACGGTTGATGGACAACCTGTTCAATTAATTGCAACAACAGTCAATGAAGCTATGGCTATTTCAGGCACTCTTGTCATAGCTACTGGCTCATTAGATATGTCAGTGTCATCTTCTATAAACTTTTGGGATACAACGGCTGGAATAAGCGCTTCTGCCCCAGGAAAATTACACATATCTGCAAGCAGTATATACATAACCGGTTCAATTCATGAATTACAAGTTAGTGATGACCATGACTTCCCACGACAAGCAGATGATGCATCTAAAGTGCACATATTTGGAAATACAAGTGAAATAAATGAACCACTACTAAAACTTGAACAAGGTAGTAGTGGTGATGCCTATGTGCGTTTCGCCTTATCAGGTGGTCAAGAATATGCTATAGGCATAGATAATAGCGTAGGTGATGATGCATTACTAATAACAACAACAGGCACATTAAATATTAGCAACATTGCATTAGCAATTAGTCAAAGTGGTGATGTGATAATTGGTACTCAGGGTGCCTTCAATACTACAAACCCTAAGCTTTTAATCACAGATACAGGAAAAGATATTTCCAGTGCTGATGAAGCTGCATCATTAAGCAACTATCATTTAGGCATACAGGGTCCTTCAGTCACAGTAGGTAGTAAAACAGGTATGGCAATTGGTAGTGCTGCTCGACCACAAGCAACTGTAACATCAAAATATATTGCCCACTTTAATGTTGCCGAATTAATTTTTTCAACTAAAGAACACGCAGGTTTAAGTGGTCCAATAGATGAAAAAGTAATAATAACAGCAAGTGGTTCTACAAGATTCTTAGATAGTGGTTCAGTCGAACTTAGAGATTCTTCAACGGCAATAAGCTCTTCAGCAACCGGTGAGTTAAACATAGTTGCTACTAATATCTACCTTTCTGGTACAGTACATGCAGATTTTAATACACTTGATAAAGCATATGACCAAGGTGGTGCGGGGGCTGGTGCGACAATAACTGCTGATTCAGGTCCTGTTCAAATAACCGGTGCTGGACTTAATGTCCTTAAGGCGACTGGTAAAGTTGAATTTACACAAAATTTGAAAGTAGGCACTCCATCATTTACCGGAAGTCACCCGCTTGAAGTAGTTAAAAGTGCTAATGATACAAAGGCATTGATTAAATTAGACCAAGCAAACTCAGGTGGTGATTGTGCAATAGAATTTAGAATATCAAATGATGATATTGCATATGCTATAGGCATAGACAATTCTACTCGAGATAAATTCATTATAGCTACAACATCAAGCCTAGGCGAAAGTGAAGGCGGTGCAAGTGTATTATCAATTACACGTGAGCATAAAGTTGGTATTAACACTGTTGAGCCAAATGCAATATTGTCTATAAAGAATACAACAACCGACCCATTTGATAATATAGCCGATGCACAAGAATATCATATGTATATTGAAGGTGGGGCGGCCACAGGCGCCGGAACTGGATTGGCAATGGGTAGTACCAAGAATGTCGGAACTGCTTTAATCTTTAAAGATACAGGTGGTCAAGGTCAAGGTGAGCTTGAGATATATACCAAGGAATCCACGGTTTCTGGCTCTGCACCACATCAAAGATTAGTAATTAGCGCAAGTGGCTCAATAAGGGTTTCTGATAGTGGTTCATTAGAATTTAGAGATAGCACCGCAGCAATGAGTGCATCATCACCTGGTGAGTTAAACATAGTAGCTACAAATATTTATTTATCTGGTACAGTTCATGGTGCTGGAGGTAATTTAGATACAGCATATGATACTGGTGGAGTAGGTGTTGGCGCAGTAGTAACAGTTGATGATCAGCCAGTGCAATTCCAAGGAGCTTTACCAGCAACTATAGTTCAAGCTATAACTGGAACGTTAGCTTTTGAAGACTCAACTGTTGCAATGAGTGCCTCAGTTTCTGGTGAATTGAATATTGCAGCGACAAACATTCATCTCTCAGCAACAAATGGTGTATACATAGGTGGTGGTGTAACAACAGCTACAATAGGCTCTGATGTAACTGTGCATATTTCTGGTTCAACTGGTGGTGCCTCATCACAAGGTGTATCAGTCTTCGAAGGTGATACAGTCGTTTCAGGAACCTTGACTGTTGGTTCTGGTTCAACCAAGATAACATCTGCAGATATACAATTTAATAGCGGTTCTTCAGTTGGGTTAATTACATTAAGTAGCTCAAATGATTTAACATTTTATGATGCAAATGCTGGCACTGTATCACTTAGTGATTTAGCAACTAGTGGCGGTGGATCTGGAGATGCAAACGCGCAGTATCTTGTACTTACTGCGACGGGCTCATTAAGCGCAGAAAGAGTTTGGACAGACGGAACTGGAATTTCTACTACTGATTCCGGAGCAGGGGCAGCGTTTACAGTTGCTATCGATAATTCTGTTGTTGCGACCCTCACAGGGTCTCAGTTTTCAGGTAATGTTGGGGTAACTGGTTCTATAGGATCGACGACCATAATAACTTCTCCTGCTTTCTCAGGCTCACTTACAAAATTAGTGGATGGTACGTCTTATCTTCGTGAGGGATCGAATATTACAATAACATCCGCCTCGGATGGATCAGTTATGATCGCATCTACGGGTGGTGGTGGTGGTGGCGCTAGTTCATTAGATGATGCATATGACAATAGTGGTACTGGGCTTGGTGCAGTAGTTACCGTTGATGGACAACCAATACAACTTGTTGGGTCAGATACACACACAACTGTTCTTTCTGTTTCTGGAACATTGTTAATCAATGACATAGTTGCCGGTACCACTGGCACACTCAAGTTAATGCATGATAAAACACATGGCGTAATCTCTGTTGGTAGTGGTGACCTAATAATTTCTGGTACAAATAATGCTGGTCTAATAGTCCAAGCTACTGACGGTGATGGAGTAGCACTTTGGCATGATGGATCAAGTGCAAATCTAACTAGCAGCGCCGGCAAGCTAATACTTAGCACGGCCGAAGCGAGTCAACCCATACAACTTCATGACACTGACGGTCTGAACTATATTTCGTTCAATGGTGGTGTGTCTAGACACCCAGACATTAGATTTATAGCAGGTGGCAACAACATGTTTGATATAACTTCAAATAATACATTTGCACAAATACTATTTGCACCTCGCGGCCTCCCGGCGCCGTACGGGGCGTACGGCGCCGGGCGCGCTATTGTTCTTGGTGACTTCGACAGTAGAGCAAAAGATTATGATCATGCACAAGCTGATCACCCTACACTATTCATCCACTCGGTAACTGACCCTGATACAAATAATACGCAATGGGTATCGATGCATCATGATACCAGTCAAGCATTAGTAGAGACTGGCCTAGGCGCAATTGAGTTGCTTCCTGCTAATGGTCTAGTAACAATCGGTAACGCATTATCAGGCACCGGTCGAGCACAACTAGAATTAGATCCTGCTGCTGGCAGTGACGCAACCATTCGTATGCGCGCCGGTGGGGCCGACGGCGCTTTTATTCAAGGTGAAAATGACACAGATCAACTAGTATGGACAATTGGTAGTGGGTTTGGTCGCCAACTGGTAATTGGTGATAATGGCAGTGTCAGTTCAGATTTTGATCATGCACTACAAGACCACACAACATTGTTTATTCATTCAATAACTAATCCAGATACAGACAATACACAATGGATGGGCTTACATCATGACACTGCCGACGGGTTGATAGAAGTTGCCACAGGTGATATTGTTATTTCAGGTACATCTAGGCCACACTTAGTTATTCAAGCAACTGATGGTGATCGTATATATCTTGGTTGTGATAGTAGCAGTGGGTCTCTTAGTGTTGATGCAGGTAACTTAGAACTAAGAAATGATTCAAGTGATAGTGACATATATTTCACAGCTAACAAAGGTGGAACATTAACTGAGATGATGCGTCTAGATGCTGATGTCAATCGTGTTGGTATCGGTACAGCTACACCACAGGCTCAATTACATGCAACTGGCTCAACAGTCTTTGGACTCCCTCGGTCAGGTTCACATGTTGCATACGATAACATGAACAATGATGAAGTTCACATGTACTTTACATCTGCAAGCTCAGGTGGCACTGCTGGTGTTCTTGAATTTGTTATCAAAGATGCAAATTTAGAAGGGAATCATCAAATAGGCTCAGTTCAGCTGTCTATTCCGGGCGACGACGCCATGCCGAGCTGTTTTGTAGCTGGAACTAAAGTTATAATGTTTGATGGATCAGTAAGGAGTATTGAAGACATAAAGATTGGTGATAAAGTGATCGGACAAGATCGATCAATAAATACTGTATTAGCGTATGATAGGCCAATGTTAGGTAATAGATTATTATACGCAATTAATGATTGCAATTATTTTGTAACCGCAGAACATCCATTTATGACAACAGGTGGTTGGAAGTCTATAGTACCCGAAGCATTAAAACATGAAAATAAAGGATTATATAATGAACTATGTGTTACTGAGCTAAGTAAAGGTGATACACTTATCATGATAGAAAATACAGTTAAAATAACTACACTAAAATCAAAGCAAGCAAGTAATCAAATGCTATATAATTTTATGCTTGATGGTAACAACACTTACTATGCAAACAATTATCTTGTACACAATAAACCTCACAAAGACTTCTTTGATCAACAACTTGAATCTAATGCAAAACTAATAAGCAATAGTTATCTAGATAAGCTACGATCACTAGAGTCACAAATGTTCGAGTGGAACGAAACAGCAAATGAGTTAAAGAAAAAAGAAACTGGTCTATCATTTGGGTTTACACATGAGTCTGTCAAAGCATTTGAAGATATAAACATGACATGGAAGGACCATGAAACAGGATTTAACCGCTTAGCATATTGGAAGTTTGTTCCTTTGCTTGTTGAGGGTTATAAACAACAATACACTGAGATTCAAGAGCTTAAGGATCTAGTTAAAAAATTAACGGATGACAAATAATGCCATATAAAACAAAACACTTAGACTTCACAAATGCAACTATTGATGAAGATAAACAGTTGACTATTGATCAATTTGACACATTTGCTAGTAATAATGCAACATATAAATATTCTGGCATGCCAGTTGGCGTTGACAATAGTAAAGTTGTATCATGCAAAAAATATACATTAGAGTATATTGAAAATGCACTAGAAAAATGTAAAGCAGTACGGGCACCACGCTTACAAGAGTGGAAAGATCTAAAAAGCTGCTATACTAGACTAGCAAGACAAGAATAAAACTATTTCATACAAAAATTAACATATTATTACTTGCGTAATAAGATTATTATTATGCCGATATATGAATATAAATGTTTAAGATGTAATGAAGTTTTTGAAATAAATGCAAAAATAACAAATAAAATTGTTGACCCATTACACTTTTCTGACACTTGTGAAGGTGAAGAATCTGTAAGGCAAGTATCACGCACATCTTTTAAATTAAAGGGTTCCGGGTGGTACCAAGATGGGTACTCGAAATCACCCAAGGGTGATTTACAATCAACAGTACGTGATTTAAAATCTAATCTTGATAACACTAAATCTTCTTTGAAGAATAAGGCAAACAAGATAGACTAATGAAATTTATAGATTCTAATGCATTTAACATCCCAACAAAAGTTTTAATACCAGATGATACTAATATCATCGTTGTTAATGACTTCTTCGTGGAAGACCTAATCGGCGGAGCCGAATTAACAACAGAAGCGCTAATACAATCAACAAATTTAAATGTTGCAAAGCTAAGATCTAAGCAAGTCACTGTGGAGCTTCTTGAGCAGTTCCAGAATTTACATTGGATATTTGCAAATATTGCAAATATCGATCTCAATTTATTACCAACAGTAGCAAATAATATCAAGTACTCTGTTATCAATTTCGACTATAGGTTTTGTAAGTATAGGCTAAAAGAGCTTCACTTTGAAAGTGAAAAGAAAGAATGTGATTGTGCTGATAGCTTTTTTGGCAAATTGATATCAACATTCATGTATCAAGCTGAATCATTATGGTTTATGTCTGAAGCACAAGCAAATATTTGGTTTGAGTCATTTCCATTTTTACAAGACAAAAATGTGACAATATTGTCATCTGTATTTGATGAACAATTCTTTAGAAAGTTTAGTGCGCTAAAAGCAGATATAAATGATGGTGTGATTACTAAGAATGATAAATATCTTGTATTAGGATCAACATCATGGATAAAAGGAACAGATGACGCAATTAAGCATTGCACAGAAAATAATTTAGAGTTTGAATTGATTGCTGGATTGCAATATGAACAAATGCTCAACAAGCTTGCTGAAAGTAAAGGATTAGTATATCTACCACGTGGTGGTGATACATGCCCTCGATTAGTAATTGAAGCAAAACTCCTAGGTTGCGAATTAATATTGAATGATAATGTCCAACATAAAAATGAAGAATGGTTTGACACTAATGATGAACAACTTATAACAAGTTATCTATACCTAGCAAGAGACAGATTTTGGAAGGGTATCAAACATATCATAGAATATAATCCAAAAATAAGTGGTTATACTCAAACTCGTAACTGTATAGAACAAAATTATCCATGGGAAGCATGTATAGAATCACTATCAGGTTTTTGTGATGAAGTAGTAGTAATAGATGGTGGCTCTACTGATGGCACATGGGAACGCTTACAAGAGCTCGCAGAGCAAAATAGCAAATTAAAAGTCAAACAATTCGCTCGTAATTGGGATCATAAACGCTTTGCTGTATTTGATGGTCAACAAAAAGCATTAGCAAGATCACTGTGTACAGGTGATTTTTGTTGGCAAGCTGATGTTGATGAAGTAGTTCATGAAGATAGCTACGATAAAATTAAACAATTAATTAGAGATTTCCCTAAGAATATTTCATTAATGATATTACCAGTCATAGAATATTGGGGCAAAGAAGAAAAAGTAAGAGTAGATGTACATCCATGGAAATGGCGCTTAAGTCGTAACTTACCACATATAACGCATGGAATCCCTATACAACATAGACGTTTTGATGAAGAGGGTGATGTGTATTCATTAGGTTCTGATGGGTGTGACTATATTAGAAGTGATACGTTTGAGCCACTAAATCATGCAACATTCTATACACCAGACATAGATCAATTAAGACAAGAAGCTTTGACAGATCCAAAGCAATTGGAAGTTTATCAAGCATGGCTTGCTAGTGCAATAAATATTCTTCCAGCAGTTCATCACTATTCGTGGTTTGATATCAATAGAAAGATTCATACATATAAAAATTACTGGTCAAAACATTGGAATTCCTTGTTCAACAAAGAAGTTGAAGATACTGCAGAGAATAATATGTTTTTTGACAAAGCATGGTCTGAGATATCTGATGATGAAATTTGCAATCTTTCAGAGCGTCTTCAACATGAAATGGGTGGTTGGGTGTTTCATAACAAGGTGAATTTTGATACACCTACACCTTCAATAAAGTTAGATATATCACATCCAAAAGCTGTGAATGATTGGATAGCTAGTCACAAGGAAAAAAGTTCATGAAAGTTATCTTTGTGACGCCGTGTTTCAATGCGTCAAAGAATTTAAATACATTATATACATCATTACAAGAGCAAAAGAATGATAATTGGTCTGTGTGGTTTGTTGATGATATATCAACAGATGATACATGGGAAGAAATTCAAAAATTATGCTCAAAAGATAATCGTAACTTTAGCAGCCATAGTATAATTGCGACTACAAAATCAATTGTATGGGATGGAACATGTGGTATAAAAAATACAGAAAAGAAGTTTGCACTTCGTAATATTATAGATGTTGCTAGACAATTTGAAGATCATGATGATATAGTTATCGCAACTGTTGATGGTGATGATTCATTATGCAATCCTAATACTGTTGGAATGATATTACGTGAGTATGAAAAGAACGCAGAGGTTGTTTGGACGGCACATCGTTGGGATATTAATGGTCTAAATATTAGCAAGCCAATTCCTGATAATGTTGATCCATATCTTTGGCCATGGAGCTCAAGCCACCTTAGAACATTTAAAGCAAACCTATTAAAGAATATTTCTGATGATAACTTCAAAGATCTTGATGGAAATTGGTTTAAACGTGGTTATGATCAAGCATTGATGCTCCCACTAATAAAGAAATCAAAGAAGAATGTGTATATACCAGAAGTATGCTACCAGTACAACATTAATTCAGTATCTGTCAATGATAGAGATTGGGCAGAGATGAATCAATTATCTACAATAAACATGGTTAGAGCACGAGGATTTATAGAATGAATTTATTAAAGCTAGTAGAAAAATATAAAAATGACCTACTGGTGCTTAATTTTCATGGACTCAACAAAAAGTCAATTCCTGGTTATGTTAAGGGTTCTATTCGAACATGTGAAGCACAAACGTTATACTCTATTATACGTGAAAATAAATATGAAAATATTATTGATATTGGAACTGGACCCGGGTTTAGTGCATTATATTTTGCACAAGCACTAAGAGATGAGCGAATTGATGGCATGGTGTCAACGTTTGATATAACACCAAAGCCCGATGCTGTAACCCTTATAAAAAAGTTTGAATTAAGTAGTTTTGTTGATTTTGTTCTTGGTGATTCAAAAGAACAAATTCCTTTAAAAATGAAAGATCAAACATTTGATTTTGTCCTAATTGACGGAGAACATTCTTATCTACAGACCAAAGCTGATCTTGAATGTGTAATACAACAAGTACGACCAGGCGGTTGTATAGCATTTCATGATATTTATCCACGACCAAAAGATTCACCTGGATCTAGAAATGTAGTTGATGAAATTGATCCTAAGTTAGGTGAAGTTGTTTTCTTTGGTGAGGAGATATTTGACTTTTTTAACTATGAAGAAGATGTACAAGACTATATTAGAATGAGTCAAAAATGGGCGCACCATGGATATAGTTATGTTGATCAAGGTGCAAATGCGAAAGAATTGATGGCGGTGTTCTTCAAATCATGAAAAAGCTTTTATTACTTATTTCTATGTTACTTATGGCAAGTTGTGCAACACCTAAAGTAACAATGAGTAATATTGTAGCCGAATGTAATCCTGCTATTACACAACTTATTATTATTCATGACATGGCATTTCGTGCTGTGCTCTATGAAAATTGCTTAGATGTACAAGAAATACTTGCAATTAAATGGTATAAGAATCATAAATCACTTACTGAGCAACAAGTAGTTGCTCTGACAGCAGCTTATCAGTTTTTAGAAATACATAATAATATTTCAACTATACATAAAAAGAATATAAGATTTATACAAACAAGTAACATTGCAACTGCCGATGGCAAAGTAATATCAGTTTATTTATGGGAGCTAGTAAATGCCAATAACTGAATTAGCAGGAAACTTATTATCATCTAATTGTGACATCATAGCGCATGGGTGTAATTGTTTCAATAACATGGGGGGCGGAATTGCTTATCAAATACAAGCATTATTTCCTGAAGCACAAAAAGTTGATTTCTTCACAACAAAAATAGGTGATAGAAATAAAATGGGAACATTTACAAAAGCTACACAAGGTGATAAGACAATATATAATCTGTACACACAATATAAATATGGTCATGATAAAGTGTATGTTGAATATGATAAACTTAAAGAATCAATGATCGCTTTGAAGAATGATCTTATAAAGCAAAACTTATATGAATCTAGTAAAATAGGTTTTCCACGAATTGGTTGTGGATTAGCTAGGGGTGACTGGGGCATTGTCAAAGAGATTATAGAAAAAGTATTTGATGACAAAGAGGTCTTTGTTTATGTACTATGAGAAATATAGAAGAGTATACTTAAAAAAGAAACATCATAAAGCTCATGGTGAGTATGTTTATTTGTGTTATTTTACTGGAGAGAGTAATAATAGAATCTCATGGTATCAAGTTATGAAACAAGGTGGTGCATATATGAATTTGTCAACAAGCTTTTTTGAGCCAAAAATTTCACTATGAAGGGAATCATATTAGCAGGTGGTTCAGGTAGTCGCCTATATCCATTAACCAAAGTAACAAATAAATGCTTACTACCTGTTGGTAATCAACCAATGATTGTGCACCCGCTTAAGACTTTACTTAGTGCCGGCATTACTGAAATAATGGTAATTACTGGAATAGATCATGCCGGACATATGATTGCAACACTTGGTAGTGGATCAGAATATAATTGCGAAATAACATATAAGGTGCAAGATACTGCAAACGGAATAGCAGCAGCGTTAAAATTGTGTGAAGACTTTGTCAATAATGATACCTGTGCAGTTATCCTTGGTGATACAATTATTGAGGATGATTTATCAAATTTAATAAAAGACTTTTCTGGTTATGGGTGTAAATTATTCTTAAAAGAGATTGATGATCCAGAGCGTTTTGGTGTTGCAACAATAAAAAATGGTGTGATTGTAAAGCTAGTAGAAAAGCCTAAAAATCCTGAAACTAATTTAGCTGTAATTGGATTATACTTATATGATAATAAAGTATTTAAAGTAATCGATAGATTAAAACCCTCAGCTCGGGGCGAACTTGAAATAACAGATGTGAATGATGCTTATGTATATCATGATGATGTAGAATATAATATATTAAAAGGTCTATGGCTTGACGCCGGCGTTTTTAAATCATATATAAAGGCAAACAACTTTGTATTTGAAAGAGAGTTCAATGAATGATAAGATATCTGTATATGGAAGCACAGGCTTTATAGGTACATATTTTTGTAAGTATTTCATAAATACAATTCAAATACCTAGGGAGCAAGATAAACCAGAATCAAATGAGATTCTATATCTTATAAGCACTACTGACAACTATAATGTCTTCACAGATTTAAAGAAAGACATTGATACGAATTTGACAAAATTAATGAGTATCTTGAAACATTGTAAAAAAAATAACTTAGTGTTTAACATGGTAAGTTCATGGTTTGTCTATGGTAATCAAGATAAACTACCAGTTAATGAAAGTACTATTTGCAACCCCACCGGTTTTTACTCAATAACAAAGAAATGCGCCGAGGATATGCTAATTTCATTTTGTAAGACATTTGATGTAAAATATAGAATATTAAGGTTATGTAATGTTTATGGTACGGGAGATAAGTTTTCTGAAAAGAAGAATGCACTTCAATATTTAATAGAAGAAATGAAATTAAATAATGATATCTACTTATATCATGACGGGCAATTTATAAGAGATTACATGCATATATTTGATGTATGCAAGGCAATAAAGCTTGTCATTGACAAAGCACCACATAATTGCATAATAAATATTGGTAGCGGGATTCCACAGAATTTTAGAGAAATAATTACTTTAGCACACGGAAATCTCAAATCAACAAGTAGCATCAACCCAATTGATCCTCCTGAATTTCATAAGATTGTACAAACAAAAGATATGTTTCTTGATACTTCTTTCTTAAGAAGTTTGGGCTTCAAGCAAAAAATTGCAATAAAATATGGAATAAGTGAACTATGTCAACACATATAAATGAAATGATAAATAAGTTAGTTAAAGCTAGCTTCCCACCAAAGTATATGCATGCAACAAAATTTAACCCAGCAAATCCAAAGGTATATTACTCTGGGCCTTATTGGGATCAAAAAGAAATTGAAGCTGCAATGCAGTCAATACTTACAGGTACCTGGTTATCTTCAGGTGCAAATGTACATAAATTTGAAATTGCCTTTTCTAAGAAATTCAATCATAATGCATCATTAATGACAAACTCTGGAAGTTCTGCAAATTTAGTAATGCTAGCAGCACTTAAAAAAGTATTCAAATGGAATGATAATGACGAGATTATTGTGTCAGTTGTCGGATTTCCAACAACACTGGCACCAATTATTCAAAACAATTTAAAACCTGTATTCATTGATATTGAAATGAATACTTTGAATTTTCATCTTCAATTGATTGAAGAAAAAATAACACCAAAGACAAGAGCAATTTTTGTATCACCAGTATTGGGTAATCCACCTGATATGGATTATCTTACTGAGATAGCGAATAAACATGGTTTAAAAATTATCATAGACAATTGTGATAGCTTAGGTAGTACATGGAGAGGTAAATTCCTAACAGATTATGGTGTTGCATCATCATGCTCGTTTTATCCATCACATCATATTTCTACATGTGAAGGTGGTATGGTTTCATCAAAAAATCCAAAAATCATTAGTGAGGCACGCTCTTTTGCATGGTGGGGTAGAGATTGTTATTGTGTTGGGTCTGCAAATTTACTACCATGTGGAACGTGTGGAAATCGATTTGATAAATGGTTAGATAATCTAGATATTAATATTGATCATAAATATGTCTTTACAAACATGGGTTATAACTTAAAGCCTCTTGATATGCAAGGTGCAATTGGATTAGTTCAATTAGATAAATTTGATGAAATTCATCAAAAGCGTCGTGAGCATAATCATATGATTCATTATTTGTTTACTAAAAATTCGAATCTAGCTGGATTGCTCGAGTACCCATATGAGTTAAATGAGGCAAAGACTAGCTGGTTTGGCTATCCTGTAATTTGTAAAAGCTATGATGTTAAGCGTCAATTAGTTGAGCACCTCGAAAGCAATAATATCCAAACAAGAAATTACTTTGCTGGCAACATATTATTACACCCTGGATACAAGCATCTTGGTGATTATACTGAGTATCCAAATGCGAATACAGTTCTTGAAAATGTTTTCTTCATAGGGTGTGCACCACAATATACAAAAGAAGTTTTTGAGTATATAGATAAAGTACTCGGTGACTTCAAATATGAAAAATAAACCTGTAATAATAACTGGTGGCGCTGGATTCCTTGGTAGCCATGCTGTTGATCACTTTCTAAGTATGAAATATAAAGTCTATGTTGCAGATTGCTTTACATACGCAGCAAGTAAAGATAACTTGTATGACGCTACCAGCAATCCAAGATTCTTTCTCCGGTATTTTGATATATGCAAATTTGTTGATATGTCTAGTTTATGCAAAGAGAGTAAAGCAGAATGGATAGTAAATTTTGCAGCAGAGACACACGTTGATAACTCAATAAAAAATGCAAACAGCTTCATCAAGTCAAACATATCAGGGGTCAAGAATTTATTAGAAGTTTGTAAAAAGTATAAAAAGAAATTATTACATATATCAACTGATGAAGTATACGGTTCACGAAATGAGGGTTTCTTCACTGAAACAGATACATTAAACCCAATGAATCCATATTCTGCTACTAAAGCAGCTGCTGAACATTTGATACGCTCATACGCGAATACGCATGGCATTGAGTATATAATTGTTCGACCAAGTAATAATTTTGGACCTAGGCAACATGCTGAGAAGTTTTTACCAACAATTGTTAGAAGTATCACTAGTGGTAAGATGATTCCCATATATGGTAATGGTGAAAATGTTAGAGACTGGTTGTATGTAAAAGATTGTGTTAAGATAATTGAAAAGATATTAACTAGTGGAATACTGAATGAGACATTCAATATCACGACAAATAATCATCTAACTAACATAGAATTGGTAAGAAAGATACTGGATGATTATAATCTAGACTTTGACTCACATACAGAGTTTGTCGATGACAGATTAGGACATGATTTTAGATATGCAATCTCTAATAAGAAATTGTTAGATGCAGGTATAAATATTGAAACAGATTTCGAATCTAATTTAAAGAGCACATTAACGTGGTATAATACAAGAAGCAGGAATTAATATGCTAGAAGTCGTTGATATTATAATACCATCTTTTCATTCAAGAGATCTAACAGCATTAGCTATTTCAACATTTGAAAAATTTAGTGATGGTTATAACTTTCGTTATCTAATAGTTGAAAACTCAGATAATACAAGCTACAAAGATTACATTCTTGGATTAACAGGAAAAAAGAATGTTTACTGGATTCAAAATCCAACAGAGTTAATAAATTCTGAAGCGAATGCTTTCGCAATAGAGGAGGGATTAAAGCATGTCTCTTCAAAGCGTGTATTCATGTGTCATAACGACGTTGTTGCTTGTCATCCCGGGTGGATGAAGTATATGATGAAGAAGATGGATGAGGGAAACAGACTCATTGGTTTTCGACAAGATGCAACAAGAATAAATGCGCTTCACTCTTCAGGACTACTAGTTGATACTGAAGTTGCAAGAGCAGTTTCAATGTTCCCCGTATATGAAGCCGGAAACTGCACCATGGACGTTTGTGATTCATTGACAAAGTATTGCAGAGACAATGAACTACAATACTTTATGGCATCATGCACGTTTAATGAAGCAGGATTAAGAGAAAAGTTGGATGAAAAATATCAGAATTTGACAGTTGATATTGGAACAGATGATGATGACAATCCGATCTTTATGCATTTAGGTAGGGGTATTACACGACTGTTTGGCAGATATAGCAAACCCAATCGAACAACATATAATGAGTGGTTTGACTTTGCTATTAAGGAATTTTTACAAGAATGAAAGTTGGTTTTACAAACGTTGATTTTAAGTCATTTAGCGGGCCGAATCAATTCGGATTCAAGCTAGCAACACAATTGGAAGCTACTGGTCATAAGGTGACCCAAGGGGTCACCGATGATGACACAGATCTTAATTTGGTGTTTATTGAGTCATATGAATTCCCGGAAGACATCCCTACAATTTTAAGGCTTGATGGCATATGGTTTAAACCCGACAACTTTATGGAGAATAATATTGGGATATTCACCGCATATAACGAAGCCAACGGTGTGATCTTTCAAAGTGATTTTGATAAAAAGCTTGTAGAAAAACATTTCGGTGCTAGAGATGATATACCAACACGAGTTATTAGGAATGGAACATTTGTAAGAAAGTTCGACACTACAAATATTGACTTAGAGTGGTTGAATAATATACGTAATGATTTTCATCGAGTATTTGTCGCATCATCACAATGGACAGGTCGACCTCATAAACGATTACATGATGCAATACGTTTCGTTGATGAGTACACAAAGTGGGATGGGTTTGAGCGTTGTTGTTTAATAACAATGGGTAACTCAGATGAATTTGAACCTCTCACAGAGACAGTGTATCATGATAGATTTACACAAATTCACTTGGGCAATGTGCCCCCATCACAAACATATGTTCCGTTAATGTATGCAGATTGGTTTATACATCTTGCATATCTTGACCATTGCCCAAATGTTGTTGTTGACGCACTAGCTTGTCAAGTCCCTGTTATCTGTTCATCAGAAGGTGGAACAAAAGAAGTTGCAGATGGCCTATCATTAATAATCAAAGAAGAACCATTCGACTTTGAACTCACTGATTACACAAGCCCACCAAGGATGGAATTTGGCGAGAAGTACTTTTGGAAAGTACGTAATGGGTATGACTTAAGCAAGGGCAAAGTAAAGCATCTTGCTATAGCAAATTGTGCAAGGGAGTATGTTGACTTCTTTGAAGAAGTATTGAATGCCTATAAAAATGGGTAGTAACAATACTCTGTTTTATTCTGAGACACTCAATATAAAAATACAATGTTCCATATATAATAATAATTAGCATGAATAAATTGGCGTTAGTAACAGGTGCAGTCACATATATAATATATGATAATAGATACAAAAATAATAAGTGGTAAGCGTAAAAAAAAGAGCTTCTTTATTGAATGTGATACATGTAAAGCTACTAAATGGTATAATAAACGAGAAGCTCATGGCGGTTCTAGAAAGTATTGCTCAAGAAAGTGCATAAACAAAAATAGAAAACATAATGATAAAGTGAATAAGAAAAAAGGACGTGTAGGAATACAAAATGCATTCTATGGTAAAACGCACACAAAAGAAGCAAAGACAAAAATATCAAATTATTTTAAAGGAAAAACACTTGAACAATTGTATGGTGACATACGTGCAAAAGAAATAAAGAAAAAACTTAGTATTGCATCAACAGGAAATAAAAACGGATTTTATGGTAAAGCACACACCGGTAAAACTTTACAACGTTGTATTGAGGGTGGTAAAAATGCACATAAAATAGCAAAAGAGAATATGCAAGCAAAAATTTAAAGCGGAGAAACTATTACAAATAACACATTCACAGGATTATATTATTCTACTAAAACAAAAGAAGAAACATATTATCAATCATTTTGGGAAAAGCTTAGAATGCATATTTTAGATAAAGATGATAGTGTTATAGCATGGAGTAAAGATCATGATATTTATATTCCATATTTATATTTGGGTAAGACACACTACTTTATTCCAGATTTCTTAATTGAATATAAAACATATAAAGCACTTGAAGAAGTGAAGGGTTATGTATACAATAAAGAAGTTCAAAAACTCAAGTATGAAGCAATGAAAAAGTTTTGTAATGATGAAAACATAAAAATGTGTGTTACTAGATATGATGAACTAAATACATTATCAAAAGTATACTTTGGGCGACAAATTCAATCACTTTTAAAAGAGTATAAAAAAACAGGTAAAATAAATGTCTAAAATAGCATGCATCACTGGAGCGGCCGGCGGAGTTGGCTTTACAATGGTGAAGTTTCTTCTTGAGCGTGGGTGGAATGTCGTTTCTATCGATAACAACTTTCGCGGAATGTTTTTTGGTGATGATGGTGATGTGTCTAGTAAATTTGATTTTCTCAAAGAGTTTACTTTATTTTATGAAGTTGATATTAGAAATGAAGATAAAATATATGAAATATTTGAAACGCATGACTTTAATGCAATATTTCATTTTGCTGCACAACCATCACATGACTGGGCAGCAAAAAATCCAATCTTAGATTTTGATATTAATGCCCGGGCAACATTAATTCTTTTAGAGTCAGTTCTAAAGTGCTGTCCAGAAGTACCATTCATTTATACAAGTACAAATAAAGTATATGGTGATACACCAAACAAGCTTCCATTAAAGGAATTCTCTATGAGATATGAATTTGATGATGAACATTTCATAAATGGAATAACTGAAAGCATGTCAATTGATAAGTCTCTCCATTCTATTTTTGGAGCCAGCAAAGTTGCCGGCGACATGCTAGTCCAAGAATACGGAAAATATTTCGGAATGAATACTGTCTGCTTTAGAGGTGGCTGTCTCACAGGCGTGGCACATGCAGGAGCTGAGTTGCATGGAGCACTAAATTATCTTGTTAAATGCGCGACGACAAATAAACCATACACAATCTTTGGATATCGTGGTAAGCAAGTGCGTGATCAACTAGATTTTTCAGATCTTTGTTCAGCATTTTATGAATTTTATTTGAACCCGAGAAAGGGTGAAGTTTATAATATAGGTGGAGGCCATGAAAATTCAATATCAATATTAGAGACTATTGAATATCTTGATAAGAAACATAATATAAAGTTAAATTACTCATACGATGAGCGCCCAAGAAAAGGTGATCATATATGTTATTATTCATGTTTAAATAAATTTAAAATGCATTATCCTAATTGGGTAATTAAAAAATCAACCCATCAGATAATAGATGAAACTGTAGCAAGTATATTGGAGAAAAATGAACAAAACACATAAAGTCACATTCGGCATTGTAAATTGTAATCGATTACATTACTTGAAAAGTTGTCTAGAGTCATTATTGCATTGTACAGATGACTATGGTAATAAAGAAGTAATTGTTGTTGACAATGCATCAATAGAAGATGGAACAGACGAATACCTTGTTGAACTTAAAGCAAGGGGTATTATGGTATTCAAACAACAAGAGCGTGACCCAAGCAATGAATTTGCAAATGCTCTCAATATCATTCGTAATAATGCAACAGGTGACTTCATAGTTCCGCTTCAAGGTGATATGCAATTTATATTACAAGGTAACTGGCTAAAGAAGTATGTTGACTTTTATTGGAATCATATTGATGAAGTGGGTTGTATTTTACTTGATGCACAGCGTAGTATAACAAATAGTTCACATCGTTATTCACATCCCGAAAATAGTGATGATGCATACAAGTTCGTATACGATCTAAATCGCCCGCCAATCAACGGTGCAGCTGATGTGATGTATTCAAAGCAGGTATTAGATATGATTGGCCCATGGAAAAACAAAGATAACTTAAGTCATGAAGGCGGAAATGATTCAGAGACTGACATGTTAATGAGAACAGGCGCTTTAATCAAAGATAATAATTTAAAGCTTTTCTGTGCGGCACCTCTGTTACCACCAGCTGTAGCAATTTATACCGATAAGCGTGGTACAATGGCAAGAATTCGTGGTAATAAACGTTATGGTGAATACTGGGCACCAAAAACTGACTTTAGATATTATGAAATATTTAATTTTGATGATTGTGAACTGTCACCAGACATTCGAATACCTGTAGGATTAGAACAGCTCGCTCGGCCAATTGGCTGGCAACAACCAATTGATAAAAATGGAAACTGGATGAAAAATCCTATTAAGCCAGAAACTGCAACAAAGAATGATTATGTTGTACTTTATGGTGAAGATGATACTGGTGTAGTAAAGGCAGATGATGAGTATCTAGATGAGTGGTTAGATGACTGAAAAAGTTTTAATAACTGGAATTAATGGCTTTGTTGGGAGTCACCTAGCTGATTTTATCACAGATAATAGTTGTGATATTGAAGTGCATGGTACAATACGACACTGGCATAGGTCAAATCTTGAAAATATTGAATTTAATAGAAGTGTAGAGCTGCATGAATGCAATCTAGTTGATTCCCATAATGTCAATGAACTAATTAAGACGTTACAACCTGATAAAGTATTCCACCTTGCCGCACAATCACACGTTGCGACTAGCTGGTTATCACCGAATGATACATACACTACAAATATCATATCACAAAGCAACCTATTTGAAGCAATAAGAACACACTCACCTGAAACTGTTGTATTGGTAGTCGGCAGCTCTGAAGAATATGGACTTGTTCATGAAGATGAGACACCTATAACTGAAGATAATTCATTGAGGCCACTAAGCCCATATGCGGTTTCGAAAGTGGCACAAGACATGATGGCATTACAAAACTTTCATTCATATGGTTTAAAGGTTGTTCGCACAAGAGCGTTTAACCATAGTGGTTCTAGACGACCAGCACATTTTGTTGACTCAAGCTTTGCAAAGCAAATAGCAGAAATTGAACTTGGATTGCGAGACCCAATAGTAAAGCATGGCAACTTAGATGCAATAAGAGACTTCACACATGTCAAAGATATAGTGAGAGCTTATTGGTTAGCATTGGAGAAATGTGAGTATGGTGATGTATACAACATATGTTATGGTAGTGGATTAAAGATTAGTGAAGTACTACAGCGATTAATTAAATTCACAGATAAAACTATTGAATGTGAAATCGATCAAAGCAGAATGCGACCATCTGATGTTCCAGTCTTAGTTGGTGACTGCAACAAGTTTAAAAAAGTAACAGGTTGGAAACCAATATTTGATAATGATGATATCTTACGTGATACGTATGCTTATTGGGTAGATAAATTAAAAGAGAACAAATATGTACCTTGATGAAAAAAGAAATAAATTACTTGAAGAGCTCTTAGAGGCTACACTAAGTGTTAATTCAAAGCTTGATAAGTTGCTCACACAAAAAGGCAATACTGATGTGTGTGAGCAAGTATTTATTTGTTGCGATGATAATGCAGATTACAAACCGTGTAAGCATGATTCACCTGCATGCACGCATTTGCTATGAAAGTATTCGCATATCCACCAGGTGAAAATTGGATAGTTGATCGAATCACTAGTGAATTTAATCAAAATACAAAACATGAACTTGCTAATACACCAAATGATGCTGATACTATTATGTTATTTGCCCCATGGTGTTGGGACCAGTATAGACCTGTATGGTTGACGGAGAAGAAGTTTGTTATGATGT